CCATCGAATTCGAGGGAATTAAAAATAAAAAAAAATGGAAAAACTAACATTAGAAAACTTTTTGCTATATATACCTTATGGCTTAGGAATAGGGAATAAAACGCTAAAAGGAGATTTAGCATCTGTCTACATAATGGAGATAGAAAACAAAAACGACAAAGGAATTATGAATGTATTGGAGGGAGCGAATCAAATCCCCTTATTGTATCCATTGTCGGCATTAAATAAAGAATTTCCTCATATTTCATATACAAAGGAATTGGAACCTAGCCTTAAAAATATAATACCTAACGAGTTCTTTAAAAAGCATTGGTTTACTGAAATTAGAGAAGATGGACATTTTTCAACAGACAACGGCGACGGATCGGCGACGGGTTATAAATGGCGATCCTGCCGTATAGATATTATCCTTTTATTGGCAGAGTGGAAAATAGACTATATGGGACTTATTAAAAAAGGTTTAGCTATTGACGTAAATACACTAAAAACAAATCCTTATGAAATCATTGACTAAAGAACAAATTTGCGCTTATTTGCCTTACAATGTAAAATCCGTAATGAGTGCATCGGATTTTAACATTAATAATCTAATCTCAACGGTTAACTTTTCAAACGCAATCAATTTCACGGAACCCGGTTACAGTTCTAAAATAATATTAAGGCCAAATAATCTGACAACTCCTATTGAAATAGCCGGGGAATTAATAACGCCGCTTAAAGAGCTATTTAATTTACTAATAGCTAAGCCGTCGGATATTTGGTTAAATATTGATGGTTCAGTAATTGGGGTTAGGAAAGATGATTATGTTTTGAGGCATATAGAAAAGACTCTTTTCGTTTTTACTTGCAAAGGTGAACCTTGTAATTTTGATTCTTTGCCGCTTATCAAATGGCTAGCAGCTAATAAGTTTGATTTTATGGGCTTGATAGATGAAAAGCTAGCCGTAAGCGTGGAATCATTAGAGAAAGATCCTTATGACTGAAAAGGAGGCCATAAACGAATTATTGAACATGAGCAAAGAGGAGCTTGATCTAGTTCAATACTATAAAGTAAAGCTTATATGTAGCGGCAAGAACTGCCAAAGGATTACGCATGTAAGAGATTACGGGATTCATCCTATTTACTATCATCCAAGATTTACAAAAGGTTGGCATGATATTACTCAAGAGTTTTTTGCTTGTGCTAAACATTGGAAAATCTACAAAAGGCTCTTGAAAAAATTTAATCAATCAGCAGTATATTTTAAACTATTTGACCCTAACAAAAATGTAATTATCAAATGAAAACATTCAAATCAATTATCACAGTTTTAGTATTTGCCTTTTCTTTAGCTGCCATTGCCCAAAACGATAGCGTTGTTGCGCGATCATTTGGAAATAGTAAACTTACATTTCATCAAGTCTATGGCGTGGTAAGGGTTGACTATAGAGGCAACAAAATTGAAGAGGTTATAAAAGTTTGGCCGATTGAATCACGATACAAGCCCGGATTTACCTTTTTCAACGAGGAGGGTAAAATTACCTTAATCAAATATGAAGAGGTAACAAAAGGCTTTTACCGATGGAAATGCAAACTTCAACGCTACAATTACGGAACCGGCCCGGATATAGTTACAACGTGCTATATCCCGGAGTTTGAAGTTAACGAAAGCGTCGGCGTTTGGGTGCACGATCCGATAAGCGGCAAAACCTATGAGTATGTAACAGAACTAAAAAACACAATACGCAATGAGTAAAAACAAAATAATGTACACAATAGATGGTGAAGCCGTTTTAATACACAGGGAAATTGAGGGAGGTTATTTGGGGCAATTTCTTTATGATGTTGATTTCGATGAGGATGATGATTTTGACCCGGATGATATGATATGTGATACACGTATAATATTGCACCCGCAATTGTTTTCAGAGCCTCCAAAGATTCATATTCATAAAGAGATTCAAGAATTACAAAATGAAAAGAGTAATTTAAATATTGAGCTTCATGAGTTAAGGGTACTTAAACAGGAGGAAAATATAACTTTAGGCAAGATTGCAAAATTTCCTATCATTCAACAATTAGTTGATTTTTTAAATGGTGATTATGCTTATTTGGTTTACTTGAAAGACCTTGAATTAATAGAAAAAAGGCAAAGATATATTTCTAGCCATGTAAGTACTGCAAATATAAAAAGCGATGGCGGTTTTTGTCTTTATCTTATGAGTTCAGAAAATTACACTTCAAGAGACGACCGCGCGTTTACAATATTTAAGACTAAGGAGGATGCAGATAAATTTATAATTGGCAAAATTATAGAGCGTCTTAACTCCCATCAAACTAATGAATACGGAGGCGATCCAATAGAGCAGTTAGAAAGAGTGAAACGAGAATTTTATAATCACTATAACCTATTTAAATTGCCTGAAATAGAGATTGTTTACAATAAAAAAAGGCAAACAATTTCAGAAGATTTTGAGAAAAAGAAAGAAGAGAAAAGACAGGCTAGATTGTTAGAATTACAGGCCGAAACTGATAAATTACTCAACAAAGACAAATAATAATATTATGGCAAAAGATATTAAAATACAGGCAGCGAAAGCCAATTTATCAACTACAAGTTGGGACGCTAAAATGTGGGTTGAGCTTGAAGATATTGACCCTCAAGAATTATTGTCAACTTTGACTCATTCAGAAATTGCCGACAATATGGATGTTGAGGAGGTTTTACAGGAATTAACATCTAAGCAAATTGTTGACGGTTATGATAACAATGCGGTTTTGCTTGAGGCCATAGACGATGAGGACATTGCAGAGTATTTGGATGCCTCATTTGTTGCCGGCATATTTAAAACCTCCGCTTTAGTTGAGCACATGGACCGCCAAGAGATCCTTGCATGTTTTACAGAGGAGGAATTAAAATCTTATTTAGATCAGTAAGTTATGAGAATATCAAGCGAAACCCCAATTTACATTGATCCATTGCCGGGAACATTATTAATAAATGCCCTGACAGAAACATTGGCATTTTGTAAAAAATACAATACAGAGGTTTGTTTCAAATTTAATGGCAGACAATGCACAATAACACCAACAACCAACATATTAGAGCTTGAGTCTGATTTTTGGAACATCACCAAGTAATTTATTAACACTCCCCCAATTAAGCCCCGCCCCAAGGGGGCTTTTTTGTGTTAATAATTCTATGTTAATATATTGCATAACTTTGTAACACAAAACATTTTTAATTATGGCAACAGATAAAGACAAAAACAAAAAACCACACCAACAGTTAATTCCTTTTAAAGTAGGAAATCAGCTTTGGAAACTAAGAGCCTCCGCCGGCATAGATCGCATTTGGAATGACCCGGAAACGCTTTATAAAACATTTGAGGAATATGCCAACATGGTTGATAAAAACCCTTTAATGGAGATCGCTTATCACCAAGGAAAGAAAGTCAAAATACCCAAAATGTACGCAATGACAATGGCCGGCTTTTGCATCTTTTGCGGAGTAAATAGTAAATATTTTAACCACTTTGAAAGAGACCTCAAAGAAGAGGCTATAATGTTTGAAAGCCTTGAAAACCCAACAGATAAGCAAATTGAAACCAATAAATTAAATAAAGATTTGGCTAACATCATTGCCACTATCAAGGAAATTATCTTTACTCAAAAGTTTACAGGAGCCGCCGCCGGTCTCTTAAACACCAACTTAATCAGCAGAGAACTAGGCATGTTGGATAAAAGAGAGGTTAACCATAAGAACGACGGAGGCGCGTTTAAAGGGCAAGTAACAACGTTTATGTTGCCAAGTAACAACCGGGAGCAATTGAACCCGGATAAGCCTATTGAGATAGAACCGACGGAGGAATAATTAAACAGGCCCAACTTAAATGTTTGGGCCTTTTTTTATGCTTTATAATCATGGCTGTATCGATCTTTCACGGGGTGGAGACAAAAAATAGTACTAAATAAAGTACTTTTTGTTTGTTAGTACCGAATATAGTACTATATTTGTATAACAAAACAATTAAAAACATAAGATCGTGGAAAATCTAACATTTACACCGGAACAATTAGAAGAGGCGTTAACAGCAAATAAGTTTTGGCTTGACGGAAACGATGAGGCGGCAAAAGTTGTGCATGAGGCTACCAAAGCCGGTTTTGTATTCAGGGGATCGCATACGCAAGCTCATTGGACTAAGGCGGGTATTGACTGGTATTATGCATCATTAAACAAGGTTGAATTTGAAGCCCAAGAGGACACTCAAATTTTATACGTTGCAAGCCTTGGCGGCGGTGTTAGTGGTCGTACAGTAAAGAAAGGTGAAAAGATCCGTTTCTTAGGTGTTACAAATGACTTGGGCCGTGAGAGTGTTAGCACTTACGAAACCTTACACAGAATTGATAAACACTATTTCTTTTCAGCGTTCAAGCAAGCCAGTCATACAATGCCGGCAAAAATTGCCTTTTTAAAACAGCATGCTAAAAACCTAAGAGAAAACGGCAACTTAAAAGAAGCCGACGAGGTTGACAATCACATTTACGACCTTGAGGCTTATAAATAACTAACCGGGGGCTTTCGGGCCTCCTTTAAAATTAAAATAAATGAATAAATATTTAGCAAAAACCATTGATGGAAAGGATATTTGTAAGCTTATGGAAAAAATAGCACTTACAGCAATGAAAGGAGATACTTTAATTATTAAACAGCAGCTTTATATTGTTGATAGAAAAGAAATCAACATTGATACAAAAGAGGGTGCGTTATATCTTATTAAGCCATGCCACACTTAACAGTAAAATTCAAGACCATATTTGACAGATCAGAGGGGGAATATTTCAAAACTGATATTTTTGGGAACAAAGAGGAGCATGGCGACGGCGGTATATCTAAAGCCGATGCAAAATCTTGGCATCTTATAACGTCACAGGCCGACGGCGAAAGTACAGCTTGTGGTCAGGTTTATGCAGATTACGGCCGTGAAATAAAGGAGGTTGAAAAAGGCGGTATTACATGTGAAGATTGTCTTTCCCTTATTAGGGAAATGAAAGCCGTAAAGCTTTAAATCATCAATTTTAAATCACAAAGTATAAATCCGGGATGCTTAACGGCCTCCCATAATAATAAATATAATGCCATATCCATATAAAAATAATATTAAGCTATCTTTTACTTTAAGGGGCTATGATATACCGGAGGAGTTTGCAAAAGCAATCCATACACATTGCCAATTAGGGCAAATAAGACCGTCTTTAGACACTGATAGGCAAACAAGCAATTGTGGTCGAACAATCAGGGACACCCAAAATATAACCCTTGAATTTGAGAACTTTGCTAAAGTGTATGATTTCATTACTGATATTGACGTAATGGCTAATCTATTAGTAATCGATAGCAATTATATATAATGGAAACGATCACTTTATGCAGTCAATGCGAATGTAACTTATCGGAAATAAACGGCATTTGCTATTCTTGTCACAACTTTAATAACCACATGAAATGATAGACTTAGAAAAAATTAAAAACGAGGTTGCTGTAAAGCATGGGTACAATATGTGGCTTGATATATTAGGCATATTTTCAACATCAACAGATATTAGCTATTTGCAGCTAATAGAGTTGGAGAACGAAGTTGCAACCGAGTACGCCCGCCAAATGTGTGATGAGCAGATACATGCGTGTTCAATAGCTGTAAATTCAGAAAGATTAATGGCTCAAAGATTGGTTCAATCCACCCCTAACGTAGTAAAGCCATGAAAGAAGTATGCGAATGTTTTACAGTAATGATTAAAAAAGGTATGGTAAATTTTTATAGTTCAGGAACAACTCTTTTTATGCCTTTTATTCCTGATACTAATTTTAGATATAATAATTGCCCTTGCTGCCTTTCAGAGGTTAGGGAGATTGAAACAACCAAAAAAGAACTTGATGATAACGGAATTATTTATAATAATATAGATTAACAACAAAGTAAAATGGCAAACTCAACTAAAAAATATATTCAGGGTTTGGATATGAACCAATTTAAACATATTCCAGAATTAAGCTGTTATAATAACAATTATTATATTGGATTTAAACAAGACGGTTATTCGGTGTGTGATTTAATATTCGGGGAATCTGACGACGACAACACAACTGAATGGTTTATTATAAACTTAGATGGTGGGGCAAATATACCTTTAGGCTACTCTTATAGCACTAACGGCAATAAACTTGAAACTGTTTAAAATTAACAAATACAAAATAGCATGGCACTAAATGAATTTTGGCAAGAAAGAGAAATAATGTGGAGGAAACAGGAGGAAAGGTGTATAAAACTATTTAATTTATACGGCCCCGATTATTCTTATTCTACACAGGAAACTAATACTTTGATACGTTTAAAACTACTAACAGCGAAAGCTTAAATATTTTAAGTATGGATATAAAAGATATAGAAAGATTGGCTAAGGAAATTGCTGAAATGGCTAATATTCCTATAGAATGCCCAAAAAAACCTAATTGTAATTTTGAAGAAAAAGGTATTTGTTGTAGGGAATTTGGTTATTTTAAAATTCAAAGACTTTTAACGAAAGGTGTTTTAGAAGGTATTAGAAAGGATGCTTTATTACTACCTGAAAACGCTACCGATAAAAGCAAATACAATGTGCAATTACAGCATGACGGACATAATCAGCTTGACACAATGAGAGAATTATTGTATAGAATTGATAAAGAAAAACTTGAAACAGGCGATTTAAGAACTACAAGTATTTATGTAGCTGCTGAATACATAAGAACACACGTAGAAAAAATGAGATTCATTCTTAACGAGTTATACTTAAATAATAAAACTTAACAACCAACCCGCTATTTAAGATAACACCGGGAAGCTGAAAACGGTATCAAAGAGTAAGCAAACAAAAACTTTTCATTTATGAAAAAATTACTTTTAATTGCCTTGTTAGGCACAATGTGTTTTGTAGGTTGTAACAATGACGACGACGCAACGTATTTGCGCCCAAGGCCACAAAAAACAAATGCATCAGATCCGGTATTTACATTTGATTCGTCAGGTAAAGAGGACGTGTTATTTCAAGACGGCGTTAAGGTTGCCCCGCAAAAGATCATTTGCAATACCCCTTATAACCTAGGCGCGGGACATGCGGTTGTAAATACGGACGGTAAGTATTATTTGGTGTATTGGCACACTAACCCAAACATGCTGCCAACAGGATTCACACAAACAAAATATACATCAGCATACGGAGGGATTCGATATATGGTTGTATGCCCGGTAACACAGGCGCAAGCGATATTTGTTTGCAATAATTAAATAACAATACCCGTATGTAAATAATCCTTGCATGCGGGTTTTTAAATCAAAGGCAATGGAAAACAGAAGAGAAAGCGGGTTTTATTGGATAAAATATCAAAAGGGTGATGATTATGAAGTTGCTGAATTTGTTCAATCAGAGGAGGGAGCTATAATTGAAAGTGGTTTTTGGATGAGGACCGGTAGCGACTATAGTGAGCTAATAGATCCTTTTATAGTGGATGAAATTAGAATTATTAACCCAAACGAATAACTATGTACACATACGACGATTGGAAAGCTCTAACGGCAAAATTATCTATAACCAACAAAATAGTTGCAGAGATAACCGGCCTTTCAGAGCAAACGGTAAAGAATCAAATATCACCATCTAAAAAGCTGCCAACTTGGGCACGTTCGATGATATACATGGATAGGCAAGAATCAATTCAGGATTTAATAAAAGAGGCTAAGAATGTTTTAAATGACGAAATACCTCAAAAACCAAATTGCGATTGTTACATTGATCATCAAGGATTTTTTAGACGTGGGAAATCAGGTTGTAAAATATCTAAAGAAAATCACCCTATATGGATATAGCGAAATATAAATCCGCAATGTTTAGTTTTAGTTGGATAGTTATATTGCGTATCTGCCAAGATCATCTTGATAATGAAAATTACAGAGAGGTTGATTTGATAAACAAAGCATTCGACGAATATGAAAAGGATTTTGGGTTTAAAATACCAAGGTTTTTCAATAATGAGGCAATTGAGCTATATGAAAGCTTTCTTAAAGAATACAATTTAACAAAAACGCATGTATTGACTTTGATTTACGATAACGTGGAACCGGCGCGCCTCTTTTTGTACGGAGACACAACCAACATAAATTTTACTTATGAAAAGGAATAATTTAACCAAGGAAAATTTTTGGAATAAAATAGAGGGAAAATACCCTTTATCATTTGCTAATTTCAGTTTGTGGGTTGATTTATGGAAAATATCCAACAAAACAGACACTTGGATTAGTTACGCCTTAGACCAACCTATTGGCTCTATAAAGTTTCATCATTACCCATATCCTATGCAATTCGGCGTTTTCTGCCAATATCTTGAGGATATGGAGTTAATGGAGGAGGATTTTAATTACTTTTCCATCAACTTAGATGAGTATATTGAGGAAACATTTATACTTCTTGAAATGAGATTAAAATTAAAACAACAAAACCATGAAAAAGCGTAAGTTTAAAATACCTATTTATTTTGGAACTCTAATTGTAATTAAAACAAACGATTTTAAAGCAGTAATAAAAAAGTACGGCTTAGATAAATCATCGTCAGAATGTGACGCTTTTGTTTTTAGAATAGAAACCAAGAAAAGATTGAGATATTTTGCGGTGTTCAAAAAACATAACGTTAGCAATATAGCTCATGAGGCCGTGCACATAGTAAGCGACATATTCCGGGACGGAGGCATAATACCGGATGTAAAGAACGATGAGCCGCAAGCCTATCTTACCGGTTGGGTAGCTAATAAAATCCATAAAACATTAAAATAGTATGCAAAAATTAAAACATTGGTTTTTAATCTTAATAGGTGTTAGGAGTAAAAATAAAATATACTATCATCAGGTAGTAGATAGATCATTATTGAGGGATTTGAAAAGAGCAATAAAGGCATGTAAGCGTTTAAATGAAGTATCGGAAAAATTAACATTAACTTTGCATAAATAATGCAACGTTATGACAGCAAAAGACATACAATCAATACTTGCAAAATACTACTCTAACGGCGTGCGATACCTTGTGCCAAACGTTTACTTTTTTGGAGAGGCATATTGTGAAACTGATCTTTTAGTTATCAAAGAGGGCAATGGTTGGGTTTATGATATTGAAATAAAGATAAGCCGTGCCGACTTCAAAGCCGACTTTAACAAAAAGGACAAACACAACATATTGCGCCAAGGTGAATATTTAAGAAAAAGCACTAAACAAGTGCAAAATGAAGCCGGCCTTTTTGATCTTGTAGAAGTAGACAAATATTATCAATCCAAAAGACCGAACCGTTTTTACTTTGCGGTTCCTGACGGTTTAATTAAAATAGATGAAGTCCCGGAATATGCCGGGCTTTTGTATGTTAATGAATTTGGCAATGTAACTAAGGCAAAAGAGGCACCCATATTGCATAGGGAGGTCATAGAGCCGGAAAAAAGTCTTTGCCGTAAGTTTTATTATGCCTATGCTGAATTAAAGCTCTATAAGCAAGAAAACGGCATAAACAAACTAAAGAGTAAAATTGCAGAATTAGAAAAAGAGAACGAACAATTATCAAAGCTATTGAGAAAGTCAAATAGTGATTATTGGATTCTTGAGAGACAGTTAAAAAACCAATCAATATGAGTGCTAAGACAGACAATAATGTAATAAGTCCTCAAGCCGGTTATCAAATGGACGCCTTGAGTAGTTCGGCCGATATAGTTATTGGAGGCGGCGCGGCGGGTGTTGGTAAAACATTTACTTTGCTGCTTGAAACCTTGCGTAATATTTATACACCCAATTTTGGTGCGGTTGTGTTCCGTAGAACGTCCCCAATGATCAGGGCGGAGGGTGGTCTTTGGGATGCCTCCGAAAAGATGTTTACTTTGATAGAGGGCGCAACACCAATTGAGAGCCGTTTAGAATGGGATTTTGGTAGGAATGTAAAGATCAAGTTTTCTCATTTAGAATATGAAAAAAACATTTACGATTGGCAGGGTTCAGAGATTCCCCTTATATGCTTTGATGAGCTTACGCACTTTACTAAAAAGATGTTCTTTTATCTTTTATCCCGTAACCGATCAACTTGCGGTGTTAGGCCGTATGTAAGAGCCACGTGTAACCCGGACCCGGATAGTTGGGTTGCTGATTTAATTGCTTGGTGGATCGGTCCGGATGGTTACCCATTACCGGAGCGTCAGGGAGTGTTACGTTATTTTATGGTTGATAAAGACAATTATGTATGGGGTGATTCTTATGAGGAGGTTATAGCCAAATGTTGGGACACTTTAAAACCTATGGTTGAGAAATCAGGATTAAACCCAAGAGACTTTGTTAAATCAATTACATTTATAGGCGGTTCCATTTATGATAACAAAGAACTATTAACTGTAAACCCGCAATACTTAGGAAATCTTAACGCCCAAGATGAAGCGACAAAGAGCCAACTTTTAGGGGGAAATTGGCACGTTAAAGTTTCACGAAATGACATATATGATTTTAATAAATTCAACGATATATTTACCAATACCCACGTTAAGGTAAAAATTGAGCAGCTTAAAAAAGATATTATTACCTATGAGGGTTCATATTTGCCAAACATTGAGAATGATATTAAGCTTTGGAGATCATTAGTCAAAAAATGCATAACGGCGGATATAGCGTTAAAAGGATCTGATTTATTTGTTGCCTTAGCATGGGAGGGTAAAATGATCATTGATTTTGTAGTTTATGAAGTAAGCAAGGGGAATGTTGTTGTAAATGCAATAAAAGGCTTGGCTATAAGGCACGGAATACCAAACAGCGAGATATATTTTGATAATGATGGTGCGGGAGCTTTCGTTGATGGATTTATTGAGGGTGCTATAGAATTTAAAAACGGTGCCGCCGCCGTAAACGGAGAGGCTTATAATCATTTGAAAAGCCAATGTTATTTTAAATCAGGTGCGGCCGTGTCACGTGGTGAGTACTATTGCCCGGAGGAGATCGCTAATAAAAAGACCGTTGGAGATATGACTTTTAAAGAAGCCCTTAAGCGAGAGCGTAAAGCAATTAAGCAAGGAAAGGCCGACGACGACGGAAAATTACAGGTAATACGTAAGAAAGAAATGAAACTTTATCTAAACGGACAAAGCCCGGATTACATGGATGCGTTTATGATGAGAGAATTTGTAGATTTGCATGTACTAATAATTCATGAGACTGATAATGAAACCGCTAATCGAATAATAAGATAATTATGGATGAGATAATAAAGTTACTTAAGGCAAAACCGGAGGAGGCAATAACACAGTTAACGCAATATCAAAAACCTACCGAGAAAATAGAGCGAAACCGCAAAGAATATTCCGAGCTTAAACGAGATAATCGTGATACTCAAGTTGGCAAGGCTATTAAAGATAAAGATATACCCGCATCAGGAAATAAACCCGCATCAAGGGTAATAGGAAATCGTGTTGCGGTTCCATTTCAAAAAAAGATTGTTACTACATCAACAGCTTTTGAGGTTGGCGAAAAGGTTGTTATAACGCCAAGGATCTCAAGCAACCTATCAATAGAGATATTGCGCCTATGGGATGTTATCAGGATTGACGATAAAATACAAAAGCTTATTGAGGTTAAGAAGTCAGAGACAGAAAGCGCAATTGTTTTCTATATTGATAAGATTGACCCGGATAAAAGTTTCAACAAAATACTTGGGCCAAATAAAACCATTGACATAAAAGCCGTTGTTAGAACCTCAAAGGAGGGCAAAATGAGCATTTATAAAGACTCTTATGGAGACATGAAAGCCTTTGTTTGGCAGTTTACCGAAAAAGTAGGTGATAAAGAGATTAAAAAAGTATGGATATATGACGACACTAAATTGTACATACTTGATGATTCAACCGGTAAACTTGGGTTGGTTAGTGAATTGGCACACGGTTTTTCTAAAATACCGGTTGTTTACTTTGAGCAAGATTTCCCGGAGTGGTACGATGTTGAGGAAATGATAGATCGTTTCGAGGTTAATCTTAGTAAATTAGGTTCGGCCAATGATTATGCCGGTTATCCTTTGCTTAAATTATACGGTACCCTTACGAGTGGCATGCCTACTAAAGACGATGATGGTAAAACCTTGAGGTTTCCGGTTAAAGAAAGGCAGTCAGACGGGAAAACATCACACGGAGACGCGGAATTTTTAACAATGGATAACGCCCCGGAAAGCGTTAAGTTAGAAATGGACACTTTAGAAAAGCTTATATACACCCTGTCAAATACACCACAATTAGGTTTAAGCGAGTTAAACGGCTTAGGTGCTATATCAGGTATTGCAATACGTTTATTGTTCTTAGATGCAATAATTAAGGCAAAACTAAACGAGGGAGGGAATAGAACGAGTATAGAGAGGATTTTAAATGTTTTGATTTCCGGAACTGTAACAACCACAAACGCCTCAATGAAAGGAGAGGCCGAAAACTTATTTTTTGATGTAAGTTTTAAAAGTATATTACCAATTGATTTCACGGAATTAGTTGAATACCTTACCCAAGGGGTTGAGGCCGGTGTAATAAGCAAAAAGACAGCCGTTGAAAAGCTTGCGTTAACGGGAGATAGTGAGGGGGAGATAAAACAGATTGAGACGGAAAAAGCAGCCGAACCCACAAAACCAACTCCAACAATTTAAAAAATAATATATTTTTATTGCTTTGTATAATAAAATATTATTATATTTGTCCCTGTAATACAATATGTGTTGCAGGGATTTTTAATTAAAAAACGTGGAATAATGACAAATTCAAACAAAGCAGACATTGCAAAGAGAAACCAAGAAACCGAAAGAGACATACAGTTTATGATAAAAGGTTTTAAAGATGAGGGTTATGATTCTGAAAAATTAAATACAGTTCTTTTTCATGCCAATAACTTTGAACAAAGAGGAGGATCTAATGCAAACAGAAGAATGATACAGGCAGCAAAAAGGCTGTTGAGTACTCCTGAAATATTTTAATTAAAAACATTATTGTCGTGGAAAACAATTGGAAAAACTTCAATCAAAGAGCAATAGTAAACATGCAAACTATTGTAAATGTTCATGAGCATAGAACAAATAGAATTTGTCCGTATGTAATAGAGAAAGAAACCCTATTACATTACAGCGATACAAAAATTACAATGTTCGATTATCATTTTGAACATGAGACGTATTTATTTTCAACTGACAACAAAAACATTGGGTTTGTTGCAAGTGTATTTTGCTTAAACTAATTTATAAATCAATAAAACTTTATTTATCGTGGAAACTACAAAAAAAACTATCACAGTACTTTTAATGATGATCTCATTAACTTCATTTTCTCAAACAAATTTTAATTACGGGATGGGTTCAATTGTCTCTCAAGTCATAAGCCCAACTATAGATGTAAATAGTGAGCAAACTAGTCTTTACGGAGGAAAAGGATTGGCAGCTTTTTACATAAACAAACCAATAACAACGCGTCATGATTCTTTTACCTTAGGAGGCGGTTATAAATATAGCGACGATGGTAATTTTAGCAATCCTGAATTATACGTAAGTCGTTGCGGTGCTAATGATGATCGTTTTAGAATGGCCTTAATATTTGGAATGTATAGAATAACCGGAGACAATCAGCAAACCGCAAGGGGTACAACTTATTTATCGAGGCGCGCAAGTTATGCCGGGGCTGCTTTGTCTTATCACTTTGAAAACAATAATTACTTTGGCGTTAAAGTTGGAGACGTTTATGATGTGGCATACACCGACGGGAGTGACAGCGTTTATTATTTATTTGAAGCTATGACTCCAACAGCTTTCACAAACTTCAATGTTTTTGATAATGGGTTTGAAAAAGTATCTATATACGCTCAAGCCTCTTATAATGCTGTTGAGAAAACAAAATACACCGCCGCCGTAAACTTTGAAAATGAGAGGTTGGTTTTAGGAGCTTGGGCCGACGTTAATATTGGAGCACGTGCCAAATACAAAACCGATTGGCTAGATGTTCAAGTTACTTATGAAAAAGGTTTCTTTGTTGGATTGATAATAAAAGATATACCGTAATGGATGCCTTAGATATAAGAAGCTTATCCGTTGGAAATGCTGCAATAAGCTTAAAAGGCAAATTGATTGAGCTTAATACAACTATGTTGGGGCAATATCAGCTTTGGTTAACTAATGAACAAAAATGGCAATGCCCTTTTCAGGGAATTATCATTACAAACTTAACATTGCCAAGATTAGGTTTTGTTTTGGAGGCGGAATTAAAAACAGTTATCCCGGAGGATTTGGATTATGGAGGGTTTGAAAACGTCCACATGCACGAATTAGGCTTTGCGATCGGTTTTAAAGATAATGATTGGCGTTTGCTTACAATTCTATTTGAGCCCGGCAATACAATATTAATCTCACAGGGTAGTAAACCATTGATGTATATACATGAGATACAAAACAATTTATTTTGGGTGCATGGTGAGCATTTGGATTATCAAATAGATCAAAACGAAAAATAAACTAAATCTAAAATAGTATGATAGGTAAATTCATAATTGGCGTAATATTGGGGTTTTGTATTTGCGTTGCTGCAAGTGCATTGATCGGTTTAGTAATAATAATATTTTGGTAGCATGAAAAATAAAACAGTAAAAAAGCTCATTAAAAAGCAGCTTAAGACAAAAGAGGCTTTAATTGATGCAAAAAATGGAATGATAAAGTTTTTTAATTTTATAACCCTGTTTTTGTGTTGTTGGTTCTTTGCTTGTTTAATAGCGGGAATAAATATTAAAGATGATACTTTAGAAATAGCATCTTACGTAAACGCATCGGCAATTATAATATGGCTGTTGTTTGTATTTTGTTACAATTACTCACTTTCAAAAAAAATATCTAAAAGTGATATTGCTCTTGAGGAATTGGTTAAATCATGGAACTTTGGAGAGAAAAAATATAAATCTAAAAAAACACAGCCTTTACACGTTAAAAATAGTTGTCTTAATCCTGTTATTCAGGAGGGGGATGAGGAGTATAGATATAGGGTTACAGCATTGGCAACATACATAACTGTTAACCATGATTTAGATGCAGCAATAAATAAAATAATCCTTTGGCTAGATAATACCCCTCTTAGCCTTGATGATTTAGAAAAAATATTTAATTCATTTACTGCAAATACTATTATAAAACACAGCAATCTAATTGAGATATATTCCAATAAAGACGTTGATTATATAATTGATGAAATACAAAAAGAAGCTAACAAATAAATAAACGCATGAAATCAATTAATTTTAAAGAGGCCAACGGAAATATAACCGACATTGACGGCACCGAAATAAAGGCCTATAAAAGCGGAGACAGAAAAGGCATTATTGTATTGGGTTATAAGTTAAGTATAAAGGAAAGGCTTTATATTTTGTTTTTCGGCAAGCTTTGGTTTGCCCAAGTAACCAATAACGCCAATGTAAAACCGTTTAGGTTAACGATTAACAAATATCAGTTGATACAAAAAATACCAAAGAAAGAAAATACAGAATCAAAACTAAAAAAGACTTAGATTTGTCTTGTAATAAAAATGTTTAGTTTGATTGATTTGGTTAATGAGGCCCCTCCCGGTAACACGGAGCAGGGGCTTTTTTTATGGTAAATAGTGTTTGTATAGTATTTATTTATAGCTTTGTCCTATTATTAACAATTTAATCACTATCATTATGAATGAGGAATTAATTAAGGCCCTGAAATTAGCCCTTAAAAAAAAGGGACTAAGTGAGGAACTTTACGAATTTATCAATGTTACCGAGGAGGGTGAGATTGAGGCAGCTATAGCCAAACTAGAGCCGCTTTTGCCTAAACCTACTGTTGACGTAACTAAAACGCTAGAATTACCTGAATTTAAAAAGGAAATTGACCGACGTATTACTAAAGCAATCCAAACTCACAAAGCCAAAGCGGGCGGTAATGACGCTCCGGAGGATGAAGAGGAGGATCTTGATGAAGCTAAAGTTTCACCCGAAATGAAAGTTGTATTAAAAGCTTTATCAACGCTTACAACGGAAGTCACAAACCTAAAAGCAGGAAAGGAAACCGAGACAAAACAGCAGCAAGCGCAAACCGTTCTTAAATCTTCAAAAATTATCCCGGAAAGCGTGCAAACAAATTGGTTATCGCGTATTGATTTAAATTCTGAAACCTCGTTCGAGGATCAGCTTACCGCCTTAGAAAGCGAATTCACGCAAATAGCGCAAACCATTAACAACGGGAGCACTTACGCGCCGAAACCGGGGGCGGGAGGTAATAACGTCAAACCCTCTCAAGAGGAGATTGATGCAGTTGTTGGAAACATTTAAAAATCTTAAAAAAAAATCATCATGAACGATTTAACCACAGCGGAACAAACTTTCGACACGTCAGCAGACACCGTTATTATCGTTGCGCATTTTGAAAACATTCCGGGGGGCAAAACCCTTGATGTTTCAAGACTGCCAAACACTACAAAGTATATTGTAGCGGGACACCCTGTTATCTTAGAGACTGCAACTAAAAAGGCAAAAGCTTTGGGAATTTCAGGAACAACATTTGAAGCGGTTCCGGCCGGTCATGAAGTTATTGGAGCTACAAGAGCAACAGTACCTTATGAAAAGCCGTTTGCATCAGTAATGGTGCGAGGTACAATTAACGAGGAGGCGTTTAAAAACGCAACCGGGTTAACTTACACACAGGCTGTAAAAGACGCATTTGATCCACTAATCAGATTAATGACCGAGTAACACCGGTCATTTATCTTAAAACCTTAACACAAAATGGAAAAGAGTTTATTTATTGAATTAGTAGTAAAGTATTTTGCTAGTTATATACTACGCTTAACTACTTTCATCAATGACAAAGAGGGCACTCAACGTTATTGGTTTGCTGAAATGCTTGATAAGCAATACACGCCGGACCTGAAATGGACCAACATTAGTATCAATGATCGTGCGGTTATGGCCGACGTTGTTGCGCTTGATGCTAATTTCCCACTTAAAAAGAGAGGGCGTTTATCTACTGCATCAGGTGAAATTACCAAACTAGCTACAAAAAGAACGCTTAACGAGACTCAAATGAGCGAGATTATACGTTTACAGGATAGCCGTTTTGGTACTGAAACCCAAATTGCACAAATTCTATTTGCAGACACCAAAGCTGTTGTTGTTAGTATTTGGGAGCGTATAGAATATATGTATTTACAAGGTCTATCATCAGGTTTTTACGCTGTTGAGCAAGAAAATAATGTTGGCTTGAGCGAAATCAGGGTTAACCTTGGTTTACCTGAATCTCAAAGATTTGGCGCGGTTGTAAAATGGAGCGATCCATTGGCTAAACCAATCGATGATATTGAAAGAGTGCTACAAAATCAGACGGACAACAATAAACGTAAGTCGGCCGCTATTATGATGGATCGTTCTACTTGGTTTGCCTTTAGATCAAACGAGCAAGTTAAACAATACATTGCGGGTTACTTGAGGTATCAAATAGCTGATAATTTAGCAACTCCACAACTTGAGGTTGTAAATGAGTTCTTGAGTAAAGAATACGGCTTAACAATTGTTATTGTAGACAGAAGCGTTGTATTTGAGAAAAACAACCAAGAGCAATCTTTCAACTGTTGGACTCCTAACGCTGTTGTATTTGTGCCACAACTTAGAGGTATAGGTAAATTATTCCATAGTACACTTGCGGCGGAGGCTTTCCCGGATGAGACTAGAAGCCAACAAAAAGTTGATGGATATATTATTGTTCAGAAATACAGCGAAAGAGGTGATACGCCTTTTGAAGTAACAAGCTCTCAAGCATTGGCCGTACCGGTTCCGGATATGTTTAACGTTTGGATTCTTGATACAGAAGAGGCGGAGGACACTAGCGACGCAAGCCAAACAGAGGGTGACGATAGTATTAACATCTTTGGAGGCTCTATTGTTTCAAAAACCAAAGTAATAAACGCTCTTAACTCTATGGGTGTAACAGTTGCAAGCAATTCAACTGATAAAAATATCATTAAAAAAGTAAATGCTTTGAGTGATGAGCAAAAAGAGCAACTACAATTTGCGCTTGAGATTCCGGTTGTAGTCGTTGAGGATGATAACACCGTTACAACAAACTCAACAACTCTATCAGCAACAGCAACACCGGCAACAGGTAAAACTATCGCTTCAACTCTTTGGAGTAAAGTAAGCGGAGGCGCGGCAACAATCACAACGGCGGCGGCACTTACCACAACCGTAACCGGATTAGTTGAGGGTGTATATGTGTTCAAGCTTACAGCAACGGACAGCGCGGGAACCGTTTCAAGTGATACGGTAACAATAACTGTTGATTTACCATAACAAATGCATACACAAACCACAATAGAGTATTTGATGAGTTGCGTTGGTTGGAATGATCCGATTAACATGCCTATTGATGGTGCTATATCGGATGAAAACAAAGAATCGCTAACAGGACGTTTATTTAAAGATTTTCACCAATTAACACTTAGTGAGGATATTTATAAAACAGGAGGCGACGATGTTTTAACCATAGAACAACTAAATACTCTATTACTTGGTTTTAAAAAGGCCGGAGCATTAGAAACTCTAACCCTAATCTTTAACAACAGCCCTCGTTATGATCCCTTACAGGATTACGAGGGCACAGTTGTTAAATACCAAGGCGTTATATCACAGGTTTACGGCTTGGTTGTCTGCAAGCTTGCTTTACAAATGATGGCAACATCAAAGCGTGTTAATGATACGGAACGTAAAACCAAATACGGCTTACTTAAAACAGAGTTGGAGGGTGTGCGTAATGAGCAAGGGATTATTGTTTCGCGAGGGGTAATTGGCAATTTGGCCAATGCAGTTTTTAAAGCTCAAGAGATAATTTTTCCCCAACCGATTGAAATAATAGCGGAAAATCTTTGGTAATGACAGGAACAAACAACACCATATTAGAGCCTAAAGGGAGTGATTTTGTTATTCAAAGACTTCAAAACAGATTATTCAAGGATCTTGATTGGGAAGATATTCAAATGTTCGGAAGAGCATCAAAAATACCTTACCCGGAGGAAAAAACAAGGTTTTCGCCTCAAGTATGTAAAAGCAACGGCGAATATATAGACCCGTTATTATCAGATTCTAATAATGGAAATGTTTTTTTTGTCTTAGGAGACAGAGCAACCACAACGGAGGGTTTTTTGTACAAAATAGAGTGTAAAATAATATTTATGCTTAATCTGAAAAAAGTATATAGCACTTACGTTGGTCGTGCTGACGAAAAGGCACATGAGGACGTTGTTAGTGTTTTAAAAGGTCAACAAAATATTGCTATTACTTCTATCGGGACCGGATTAAAGGAATGTTTGGGAGAGTTTGACACAGAAAATATAAAATTTACAGATGTTCACCCTAACCATATATTTTGCATAACCGGACAACTTTCTTATAGTGTAACGTGCTAAAAATAATAATGAAAATATGAGAAATTTAGATCACAACTTTATGACGCCTTTTTTATGCATGGCAATCATAAATGAGCTTTGCGGCTCCGACACCTCAAAGCCTAAAAATACCGGGTTTTCAGGTAAACAATGTTTGGAGGGGCTAATGGAAAAGGTAGCGGTTGCCCGTGATGGGTTTTCGTTCGATTCATTAGCTGATTTCAAGGATAAAGATAAATGGCTTGAGGCAATTGCTAACAAAGATATTGTTCCATTGTTCGACGCTTACGTTGTTACTCCTGCTAACACAGATGCAACACAGTACACCGTTGGAAACTTCTCTTTTGAAACTGCATCGGCTGTTAAGATCACTACTTTCGAGAGTTATCTTGGTTTTTGTTCCCACGCGGCACTTAAATCGTATGCTAATTCTGAATATACACAGGTTTTCGAGTTCAACAATGATGGTTCGATTCTTGGAGTAGGTAACGAGGACGGAAGCGTAAAAGGCCAAGACCTTAAAGACTTAAACGTTGGAATCAGGACCATTGCAACGAGCGACAAACCGGCAACAACTTTGGTAAGATTAACTTACAAAGATTATAACCAACTTGAGGACAACGCGGTTGTAATAAAACCATCTTGGAGCCCGGCAGACATTGACGGTATATTTGATGTTGAATTAGAGTTTGTTAGTGCAACAGCTACAACAATCAAATTTAAAGCTACAAGAGAGTGCGGTCATGCTCCTGTATTAGTTCTAACAACAGCCGATGTTGTTGTGAAAAATGCCTCCGGAGTAGTTCAAACAACTAGTTTTGTAGGTGCTGACGCTAACGGAGTTTATACTTTAACCGGTACTGCATTTGCTACAGGTTACACAGTAGAAATTGACGGAGTTGTTACGGTTGTTGATACACTTTATGAGGGTGTTGAGCCAATGCCAATAACAGTTTAATAAAAATCAAGGGGCTGTTAACGCAGCCCTTTTTTAAATTTAATATTATCATGAAAAAAGCAAAAAAACAGATCGGGCCAAGTTACGGAAACATAACGTTTGCCATTGGCTATAATAAAACGTTACCGGAGTTTGAAAAAGAGTTTTCCGATATGGAAATATTCAAAAACATGCCGGAAGTTGAGAGAAAAATAGAACTTGAAAAAGCTCATAAAATTGCAACCGATGGCAACACTACTAAAGCAGTTGGCACGAGCCAAACAGGTAAATAAAAACGAGCTTATAGTAGATATTGTTACAGTCATTAGAAAGTTAGAAAAGGTTTTTGTTGATAAAAATATATCTCAAATTTATGATGATAGTTCGGATATTTTCGGGAATGCATTAGGGTTTTATTCAGAGGCGACGGAGTATATAACCACAAACCGGGCATTGTTAGGCCAAGACGGGGAGATAAAACAAGCCGGGGAACCTTACACGGGAAAAGACACCGGTGATTGGTTCAAAGGTTTTTACATGAGGGTAAGCGGTGATACTTTGTTTTTTGGTTCTGACGACCCTAAGACCGACGAAATATTAAAGGGGGAACATTGGTTATCAACACAATTTTTTGGGCTTACTGACGACAATTTAAAGGGAGTAATTGAGCAATCAATACTCCCTTTGTTTCTTTCTGCTATAAGGGTAAAATTATCAATATGAGATTGTAAATCATAAATACCGTAATTTTACAATCAAATACATATTGATAATATTATGATATACAAAAGATTTGATACAATCCCCTATAAAATGCTAATAGAAATATTATCAACAGGGGATTTTAAATTATTATCGGATGAGGAAACCCCGGAGGAGGAATTAAAAGATATTTGGGAGTCAATCGAAAGGGAGTATATGCAGCAAAACCCAACCGACAATGAGGAGAAAATAATAAAATACACAAAAGAGGTTTATTATTTTGAGACGAAGCACAAGCAAGTTTTAACCTTTTGCGAGGTTCTTAAATTTGACTATGATAGTGAAGTTGTGGAAATACTTAAAAATTACGGTTATAGCATTGATCACCACAATTATCTTGAAAGAGTCCCGGTTGTAGAAAGAGAGGCAAACGCTTTACTTGATAAGGCTATGAAGTTTCAAAATATGATTCCAAAAACCGAACCGGGTAAACGTGTAACGGTTGATGAAATGTTAGCAAGTTACGGCGCAATACTTCAAATAGATTTTGATTATAATACGGTAACAGCTTCTAAGGTTGTTGCTTTAGGCAAACAAATTGATCTTAAGGTGAAAGCCTTGGAGCGATCACAAATTAACCAATAACATCTTTTAGCTATGGCAGGAAAGGACGGAATAATTACGTTAAAGGACATCATTACAAATGATGCTCTTAGTTTTGGTGACATATACGCCAAAAACGTTGAGACAGCTATAAAAGCCAATGAAAAACTTAAACAATCCGCCAAAGGATTGAGTGAGGTTATGGATTTATATAGGTCGTCAGATACAAATTATAAATTAATAGAAACAAAAAATAAAGAAAAAACAGCTATCGACTCCATTACTCAAGCCTTGCGGGATGAAGTACTAGCCATAAAAGAAATAACTCAAGCAAGGCAAGAACAACTTGCGGTTGAAAAAGCTCTTGACGCTGTAAATTCAGCAAGAAAAAAAACAAAGAGTAATGATTACGCCAAGGCTCTTGAGGAGGAGGCTCTAAATCACAAAAAAATAACTAACGCGATAAAAGAACAAGAGTTGTCCGAAAAGGCTCTTGAGAAAGTAAAACAGGAAAAAAATAAGACTCAAAAACAAGAGGAGGCCGCTATTAAACGCAATACGGTGCTCACAGAAGAGGAAAAAATACAAAACCAACTATTACGTAAGGAAAAGGCATTGCAAGCCCGTGAGAACCTTGGATTGGTTGGTGCCTATGAAAAATTAAACAGAGAGAGAACCAAGGCGCAAAGAGTTCTTGCCGACTTATTGGCAGCAGAGGAAAAGGACACCCGCGCTATTATTAAGGCGCAAAGAGAATACGATGTTTTAAACTCAAGGGTGCAATCAGTTGACAAAGCCGTTGATATATTTTCTAAAAATATAGGTAATTACGGGAGCGCGTTTGGTGGTTTTGGTGATCTGCTTCAAACATTAACCGCCGCCTTTGGAGTTGCAACGGGAATACAACTATTTTCCGATGCTGTAACCAAGGCTAAAGATATATTAATAAACTACGAAAAAGAGGTTGTTAATTTGGCGGCTATTGCCGGGCATACAAGAGAAGAGATTAAACCGCTTGAGGACACTATTCAAGATGTTGCGGCCGCAAGTATTAACAGCGCAACAGATGTAGCGAAATTGGCAACGGAGTTAATTAAATTAGGTTCAACCCCGGAAGAGGCCGCAAAGCTTCTAAAGCCTGTAAATGATTTATCATTAGCGTTGCAAGCGTCGGCGGAGGATGCCGCAACACTTGTAAAATCTTTACTTAATGCTTACGGAGAGGGTGCCGATCAAGCCGCAAGATATACAGATGTGTTAGCAGAAAGCGCAAACCGTTCGGCTTTGGATTTCCAAGGCTTAAGGGATGCATTCAGTTATTTAGCACCAACAGCAAAAACATTAGGTTTCTCTTTAGAAAAAACAGCCGCATTGCTTGGGGTTCTTGCTGATAACGGTATTAAGGCGGAAAGTGCCGGGCGTTTAACTTCAACAGCCTTGGCAAGACTTGCCGGGAACGGCCTAACTCTTGAGGATGCTTTAGATAAGATAAATAAAGTACAAAGAGAATCTAACGATGAGCTGAAAGTTGCAGCAGTTGCCGCCGACTTATTCGGTGCGGAGGCTTTAAAGGTTGGTATTATATTAGCCAACAACAGAGAAAAGATAGACGAAAATACAATAGCTTATCAAAACTCAAGGGGTGCATTAGAAGAGCTTACCAACAAACAGCTTAAAAGCCTTGACGCTCAATTAGAAATCTTAGATAGTTCTTTTGAGGATTATATTATAAAGCTAAATGAAAGTACAGGCTTTACAGATTCATTTACAAAGGTTGTTAAGTTCCTAGCTTCAAACCTTGATACAATTATTGATGTAGCTTTTCAAGCAGTTGCGGCGTTTGTGGTTTATAAAACTGTAATGTTAGCATCGTCAGCAGCTACAAAAATACAAACAGCCTCTATTTATGCTCAAATACTTGCACAGGCTTTAATGACTAACGGGATAAAAGGATTGAGGGCGGAATTAACGGCTTTATCAGCTACAACAAAATTAAATCCTTATGCTTTAATTATAACGGCAACCATTGGTTTGATTTATTATTTAACCACGTTACAAAAGTCATTGGCACAAACAACAGCCGAAACCAAAAAAAATACCGATGCTTTTTTAAAAAATAGGGATATTCAGGAAAACAACATTGATCAAACCGAAAAACTTGCAGATAGATACGATGAGTTAAGCGGAAAAGTCAACCTTACAACGAAAGAGCAAACAGAACTTGCAGAGATTACAAAGGTTTTAGGTAAGTTGGTACCGGATGCAACTACTAATATAAATAAGTATGGAGAGGCTTTGGTTATTAGTTCCGATAAAATAAGGGAGTATGTTAAGTTACAAAAAGAAGTTCTTGCGCTAAAGACAGATGTTGAGCTTGATAAAAATGTTAAATTGCTTTCAAAACTACAAAGTGAGCAAGGCCGTTTTAATCAAGCGGTTGACTCAAGCAAGAGCACACAGGCATTTTTGGAATCCTTGGGCAATAGCTACAAAACCATAAACGGCCGCTTAAGTGTTAGGAATGATTTATTAGGTACCTATAGCGAGTTATCCAAAGAAGAGCTATTATTATTTAAACAGGCGGCGCTTAAAAATGAGACCGAAATAGCACAAACAGAAAACAGGATTAAGGCGTTAAAAAGGCTTCAAGATCAAGCGCAAGCAACTAATAAAGCAACGACCGGGAGCGCAACCCCTGACGCTACAGGAAAAGGCAGGACTATAGAGGTTATTGATGCCGAAATAAAAGCGGAGGAGGATAGGATAGATTCTCTTACTTACGTTACTAGGGCGGAGGGCCAATTAATAGATAAGCGTGTTGCAGCCCTTAAAAAGGAGAGAGAGGCAATTTATAGCACCTCAAAGGCTCAAAAAGACGCTAAAAAAATAAGGGAGGATTATCTAGCAAATCTTAAAAAGACCGATGAGGATGCGTTCAATTTAGCGGTGTTTAGGCTAAACAGAATAAAAGATCAAAATGATGATGTTCTTGAAAACATTGATAGCGGTTACCAAGATCAAGCCGACGCAATTATACAAAACGAGGCCGTTTTAAAAGCTATAGCGGAGGAAAATGTTGAGAAAAGGCTTAAGGAAATAAGCCGTTACAATGACAAAGTTAGAGATTTGACAGACCAAGAAATTTCTATTTTGATTAACGGCGGTACAATCAAGAAAAAGCTGAATAATGAGGAAATATTAGCCTTGGAGCAATTCCAAAAGGAAAAGCAAGAGATTGTTTTAAAAGGCGAAAAAGACATTGACGCTCTACAGTTAAAAAACTTTGAGAAAAACCTTAAGGAGCAACTTAGGCAAAATGATCTTGCTATCAATAATGATCTTATTGCGGAAAATGATAGATATAATGCGGAGGATATTACTTTAATAAACAGGGAGGTAAAAACCGAGGAGCATGAGAAAAAGATTGCGGAGATTAAAAAGAAATACGCAATACAGGCTTTAAAAGATCAGATTGCCGCAATGGAGGTTTTATTGTCAACTGAAACCGTTACGGCCGAAAAAAGAAAAGAGGTTGAAACCGACATTTCAAACAAGAAAAAAGAATTATCCGATCTAACATTAAAATTTCAAACTGATACGGCTAAAAGTTACAAAGAACTTATTCTTGGAGAGGAATTAAGTGAGGAGGGCAAAAAGCAACGCCTTATTGAATTGGCTCAAGAATTAAAAGACAGCTTAATTAGTTTATCAACTGCAATATTTGACGCAAGAATACAGAAAATTGACGATGAAATTGCAGCTAATGAGGAATATTACAACAGACAATTAGAGCTTGCCGGTAATGATCAAAGGCAAAAAGATTTAATTGAAGCGGAGGCCGAAAAGAAACGCCAACAACTTGAAAAGAAAAAGCGTGAAGAGCAAAGAAAACAGGCGGTTTTTGAAAAGGCTCTTAAAATAACCGATGTTATTGCCTCAACTGCTTTAGGTATAATGCAAGCTTATGCGCAATTAGGCCCTATTCTTGGAAATGTGGGAGCCGCAATTGTTGGGGCTATAGGAGCTATTCAATTAGCCGCTATCATTGCAACGCCTATCCCGAAATATAAAGGAGGTCGTAAAGGCGGACCCGCTGAAACGGCTATTGTTGGTGATGGAGGAGTTAGTGAGGTCATTGAGAGCACCGACGGAAATGTTAGATATACACCAAGTAAATCAACATTAGTACACTTACAACAGGGTGACACGGTTCACAGTTCAAAAGAAGCCTATAGAAAAGATTTACGATCACGAATGTTAGATCAAGCCGAAAGAGACAGCCAACGAATCCAAGGTTATCATCAAATAATGGTTGTTGAGAAAAACCACGATAAGTTAGAGGCCAAGATAGAGGCCGGAATTGATCGAGGTTTCAAAAAAGCTAAAATTAATATTAACAATACATTGCCAAAAATAGATATTGATCATTTGTTTTGGGCGCGTAATAATGTAAAATGGTAAATTATGGGACAAATTAGCCCGGCATACGACGATAGAGTACGTTATACACTAATGTACAAACCATACGGAACCGAAGTAATTGACGACCCGATTGGTTGGGAAAATGACGATAAAGAAATTGCCCGCAATGAGGATTATGACGGCATTATTACAAACTTTTCTAACGGATTAACCTTTGTTGGTTCAGGTGCCCAATATATACTTGCTGTTGATGAGATTTATGGCGTTAATGCAAACATTAGATTGGTTAAGGAGGTAAGAAACCCTAAAACCGATCTATGGGAAAGGGCTTACTTTGGTTATTTAGATTTATCTACAATGGAGGAGGAAAACAAGCAAGTTAAAATTAAATTCAACTCCGGAGGAATAGAGCAAATATTAAAAGCCCGTGAAAGTGAAAGCGTTGAGATTGACAGATTGACCACTATGGACGGCAAGCCAATAGATCCTATCCGTGTAGATATGGTATATTTAGAGGGTAGGGAGATTTTATTAAATACTTCTTACAATATAAAAGAATCAGCTAACACCGCAACTGTAACCTTGGACAGTAAAGGCAATATTAGGCAAGAAACGGTTGGCGTTCCGTTGGCAGTAATTAGCCAAAGCCATGAGGAGGCGCAAAGCGTTCTTGCTGAAACCAACGCTAATGAGGTTAACGGTACAAACGGGATAATGTTTTTTGCAGATAACGAAAGTGAAAGAGTGCTTAACATCACATTAGACTTATCTTTTGTAACAAACATTACCCGGATGGATGATACAACACAATCGCGTTATGCTTTATGTTTAACAAAATACACTAACGGCATTGATTATGTGAGGAGCACCGTTATAGAGTTATTTAACACAGATACAAACGGCATTGATGCTTTGGGAGGTGATCATTGGAGAAATCCGTTTACAGGAATAAATGAGAATCCTAAAACCTCGCATTCTGTATCATGGGGAGGCCAAATACATCTTTTAGAGGGTGAAAGTTTAGCCCTTGAGTTTATAGCAAAAAGTAAGTTAGGAGGAGATTTTAGTGTTGGGCATCTTGATATTGTTGCGGAAAGCATAACCGGAGGGCTTAAAATAATAGACAATAGTTATTATCCATCAAGCCAATCAAAGTGCGTTTTAGCTTTTGAACTTGCAAACAAGCTTATAGAGATAATGACAGGAAGCGACACGGCGTTTTATAGCGAGTTTTTAGGCCGTACCGATATTGGATATACAAAAGACGGAAAAGGCTCTTTAAATGGCTTTACTCATGGTTTTTGGGTGAGGGGTTTTGATTCACTCCCGGAAAGTACCGAAACGAATATAAATTCATTCAAACCCTTAACAACCTCATGGAAAGATTTTATGACCTCTATGGAGGCTATTTGGAACGTTGGTTTAGGTATTGAAACCGTCGGATATACTGACCGTATTGTTTTAGAGGATAAAACATATTTTTGGCAACGTCAGGTAACAGTAAGATTGCCTAACCAAATAACCAAAAACAAAAATAGTGTTGCTACTAAATATTACTATTCAGGTTTAGAGTTTGGATATGCCAAGGGCGGAGAGTATGAGGAGGCTATGGGATTGGATGAGTACAATGGAAAATCAACTTTCACAACAGTAATAACACGACTTAAAAATACTTTCTCTCAACTTTCGTTGTATCGTGCTGATAGTTTCGGTAAAGAATTTGCAAGGCGTAAACCCCGCATAAAATACCCAACCGAGGACTCCCAATATGATAATGATATTTTCATAATGGATATGAAGAGAACCGGCACCGATTCCGGGCAACCAATCGGAGAGGGTCCCGCGCCTGTATTTTTAGAAAGAAAATGGCAAGATGATTTTGCAGAGGCACCAACCGGAACATATAGCCCGAATACTGCAACTAACTTAAGACTATCACCTGTAAACAACTTATTAAGACACGGTTGGTTTATTGCGGCGGGATTTACAAAATACCTATCGGATTATGTTAGGTACGGAAGCTCAACAGCTAACAGCAGTTTAAAAACTAGGCTAATCGGAGGTAATGAACATGCTGAAAACGGTAATATTATCAACAAAGAGTTGGGAAATGCTAGGTTTATACCTCAATTCAAAGAGTTTGAGCATGAAGTTACTCCGGAAATAATGGCACAAATAGAGGGATTCACGGTTATAAATGGCCGTAAAGTTCCTAATGTTTACGGGCTATTTGAATTTAGAGACGAAAACAATGATATAAGGCTTGGTTATTTAATAAATTTGAAGCCTAACGAAAACAAGTTCAAATTACTAACAGCTAATAGATAAAAGTTATGCCGGGAAATATCATAAATATAACATTCAATGAGGACTTGGCCGTTAATGGCTATGTTTACATTAACGCTACTCAAGTAGGATTTGGAGGAGAGAGCATTAACCTAGACTTTGAGGAGCGTTGGTATGTTTTGAGGGACGCGCCGAAAAGAGTGACAACAGGCACCCCAACAACGACGCCGGGAGAGAGAAGCGCGATAAACTTTCAAGAAGCTTTTGGCCTTGACTATAATGGTACAAATCTATATACTATAACAAGAGTCGCAAATGTTGTGACTATAACCGCTATTAATACAAGCCTAACCGGAATTAGCTTTCAAAGCGGATTTGCATTGGATCAATACGGCCAACCGGGATATGCGGATGTTACTTTTACATTTGGAACGGTAAGCACCGCGACGTTTAAAATTGATAAAGTAACATATAGCCCTAATCCTGCCAATGTTTGTGATTCTGTAATTGTAAACGTGTTCACTTCAACGCAAGCATCACAGATATTAGAACCCGCATCATTGGCCGGTACTGTAAACACAAATCCGTTTTCTTTTGTTTGGCCTAGGGGTTCATCATTAACTTTAAAGGTTAAAAACGGTCAAAATGTTGAGGCCAAAACAAGTATTGTGACAGCTAGAAGATTAACAGCAGATAATTACAATGCTAAAATCTACAACAGTCCTAACGGGGCAACGGTAATCATAGCTGTTAATAGATTTGTAGCTACTTACATAAATCAAGCATTACTTGTTTTAACTTATAGCCTTGACGGAATAACATATCAAGATTCAAACCAATTTACAGGTTTGGCACCGGGGCAATATACTGTTTACTTAAAAGATCAGTATGGATGTATAAAAACTCTAAATTTCACCATTGAGGAGGTATCAAGCGGTTACAAGCCGTATTTCCATATATCCAAGGCTATGAGTTTAAGATTTGCTTATAGAGTTGACTTTGATGCTAATTTCAGGACCGACGAAAATACATTAAGTTGTGAATCAAATGTACTGTTACCGTATAAAGAAATTCAGCAATTCCAATCTAACGATGTTATTACAACCCAATTCAAGAGTAACTTTTCAGATAACACCGCAACGGCTATAAAACAAGATGGAACGTTGATTGATTTGCCGGTAATTCAAAAATCAAATAACATTGGAGTTACCGACAAAAGGGACGCTACTAGGGTTGGCCTAGGTAATGGTAAAACAGGTATTTATTTTACTAGCGGCAAAACTTACGATTACACAACTAACGTCGAAAATGGTACTTATGCTTTAAATGGTGCACTTCCTTATTGGGCAACAGAAAACCAATATTTTAGTATAAATAATGTTTGGTATCAAGTTGATGAGGTTATTTTTAATGAGGATTTAAACGCCGACATGATTATTATAGATATATTTTCATCGTTTACTCCTACAACCGTAATAGCTGCATCAGTATTTAATTTATTCAATTACGAAGTTTATGAATTCTCAATTGATTTTTCTCTATACAATAATCAAAACTTACAAATAAAGATTGATTGCATAGATGATAACTATGGTGAAGTTCATTTATTGAGTGAAAAGATAAACGTAAAAGACAAACAGCCCGGAACTGTTGAGATTAAATATTCAAACCCGACCAATACAGACGTTTTTTATACAACAGGAATAGAAAACCTAATTAGGCAGGGGCTAGCGCAATACATACCTATTGCAGATGAGGATAGTGAGACAAACAGAAACGACAATAACAGTTATTTGTTAAGCTCTCAAGTTAGGGAGGCCGTTCAGTTTGTTTTTAAACCTGTTACCTTAGAAATAATGCGTAAAATGGTTCAAGCATTTAATCATAAGATTTTACAGATTGACGGGGTGTATTTTGTTAAAAATGGAAATTGTGAGGTTAGTGAGCCTTTAGGAGACACAAACACCTTTGTTGTAAAAGCTAACCTATTGAAAACAGCCGGTCCGTTAAATACAAATCTATCTAATTCGGGCAATGATATTATTGATACAAGTAATACCGATGTTCCGGGATTAATAGATATTGGAGACGGTAATTTTATAAAATACTAACCTAAAAAATTAATAAAATGGGATTAGAGCAAACAATACTAAAAAGGTTGGCGGATATAACCACATGGATAGATGGAATAAACGCCAATTCCAAGAAAATAAGCGAATTCCCCGTTGCGTCAGATAACGCCGGGGATTTGGCTATTTTCAATAATACGTTGCAGAGAACGGAAAAGATAAGCCGCGAAAACCTAGTTGATCAAAATAACATTGTGCTTTGGAAAAACATTGGTTTGTTACCGGGCAACGGTACGGTTACAAATAAAGAGTTGGCTTTGTTTTTAAATGATATACCAATATTGTTCTTGGTTGATCAACATTCAACGCCTGTTGTGATAGAGTGCACAAAATACAATGGTGCTTCTATTTTTAGATACTTATATTTTCTAACGACGGGTAGGGGAACATATGGAGGCAATTACACTCATGTATTACCTAGCTCTTTGAGGCAAGTGAGCGCGCAAGCTGCTACTCCGGCCGACATTAACCCCGGTCCTAATATTCAAATAACATCATTGGGGGAATTGCCAAGCATTGACGATTTTTTAGACACAGTAAATCAAGAGTCGTATGATTTTACAGATGATTCTATTGAGTATTATTTTAGTTACTCAGTAACATATTTTCCGGGCACTATAAATGAACGGGAGGTTTTATATTTAGTTCAGTTTGTTGGAGAGCCGGGAGAGTATGGCGGGACCGATCCGGGGGCAACTCTTTTTCAAGACACCGACTTTGTTGATACTACAAGCAGCGCGGCCGATTATGTATCAAATCAGGATAATATCACAATAGTAAAAACCTTTAGTTACAATGATGGTGATTCACAAGCTACTATTCTAGGAAAAATAAACGCTATAGCAGCCTATACAGTCGATGAATACCAAAGTGTAATATTTAGAGGTGTTAATTCAGCAAATAGCAGCCGTATTATACGCTATAAAATGCTAAACAAAGGTAAAGGCAATTATGGAGCCGGCCAAAGTCCGTTATTAGCTGATGATATAGAGTTAATATATGAGCCGCCTTTTAGGTTGGATTTTGGTAAGATTTACAAGATAGGCAAGGGATATGTTGAAACCGTTGGAGGTATAACCCCAAACTCCGGAGCCTTTGATTTAAACGAAAAAGGAGATTATTTTGTTGGTGTTGATCTTGATGGTTATGTTAGATTCCCAATGAGGTACGGAGGCACGGGTGATGTTAATGTTTTTTCAAATCATTATTGGGAGACAGGCGTTAAAGTTAATATTCCCGGAGAGCCTAATTATATAGCTCCTTAGTAAAAAAGCGAATCACTCTAAATTATTGAGTGGTTCGTTTTACATTTGTATAATAATTTAAAACTTTAATATGAAAAAATCAATCTTAATTTTATTTATTCTTTTGTGCAACTTGATGAGTGCACAAACAGAAATTGGAACATTGAAATTAACCGGCAATCCTTTAACGGTAAATGACACAACAAAAGTTGATATACTAGTTAGGGACAAAACCGCAACTTCAACAAAGGGTATAGTTAGAAAAATAACTTGGCCTTATTTTTCTACAATAATAAACAGCACGGTTGCCGGCAATATCAAAACTGTTGGCGGGCAATCTTTAATTGGAGTTGGAAATGTTACAGAGATTCAAAACTCTTTGGCAGCATCAACAATATTAGGGCCAAGCGCAACGGCTGTTAATACAGGTCTTGCAACTAAACAAGCAACACTTGTATCGGGCACTAATATTAAAACAATAGAAACTCAAACGCTTTTAGGTTCCGGGAATATTGACTTGGTTAAGACGGATGTAGGATTATCAAATGTTGATAATACAAGTGATGCAAACAAACCCGTTTCAACGGCGCAACAAACGGCTATTGATGCAAAAGTTGAAAACAATTTAACGGCATCAACAACGGTTGCGCCAAGTAAAACAGCAGTAAATACAGCTTTAGCAGGAAAGCAAAATACTTTGGTAAGTGGAACTAATATAAAAACCGTTGGAGGCAACTCATTATTGGGTAGTGGTGATGTTCCGTTTCCAACTCCTGCATCACAGGTGCAAAACTCTTTATCCCCGGCATCAACTACATTAGCCCCAAGTGTTGACGCCGCAAATGCAGGATTAGCATTAAAGGCTAATGACAATGCAGTTATTCACACAACAGGCAATGAATCAAGAACGGGGACTTTAAATAATACAGGAACTGTTACTATATCGGATGGGTCAGGGGGTACAAGCCTTAAATTAGAAAGAGGTACAGGAGGCGTATATTTTGCTAACTTACTAAATGATGATGGTTTGCTGTTAAATAATAAAGCAAATACAATAAGATACCAAACATGGTTTAATAATGGAAATACAATTATAGGAGGTACAACAGCTAATATTGATAATAATTATAAATTTGAAGTAAGAGGAACTACAAGGCTATTGAGAACGGGTGTAGATGGTGGGGGCTTAGCCGGAAGTGCCACAATAGCCTCAGATGCGAAAACAATAAATGATGGTGTTGCCATTGATTTTCAAGCATTAAACAGCAGTAGTAATACTGCAACTTATGGTCTTATATATTCAATTTTAGAAGGTGTTACGGCAGGCTCTCATTCAGGTAGTTTAAACTTTAGAACTATAAATGCTAACACTAATGTTTTAGCTCTTAAATTAACAAAAGAGGGTAGGGCTATAATAGGAAACGGAACAGACAACGGAGAAATATTACAAGTAACAGGAAAAGCAACGGTTTCAAGTGCGCCAACCAATAGTACAGATGTAGCAAGACTCTTGGAACTTAATGGAAAAGCTAACACAAATGGTTCTAATGCTTCGGGTACGTGGTCTAATATAGTTGCCGGAAATAGTAATGGTTTAGGAGGCTATCAATATGTAGATGCTCTTACAAATAACATTAGTACGTTCTTAGTTAGAGAAGCGGGAAATATAAATTGGAAAGTGGCTAGCCCTACTGCGGTTATTAATGCTTTAGGGATAAATACAAAATCAGAAATAGCAAGCACCTTAACTGTAAATAATACTGATATACCTACTGGAAGCGATTTAAATACATATACTACAACAGGATTATATTTTTGTCAAACAAATGCAATAGCAGGAGCAGGAACAAACTTTCCGGTTGCAAATGCAGGAAAATTAGAAGTTGTCACACGTAATGGTGATACTAATACTATTTATCAAACTTATCATACATATCAAGCTGTTAATACAGTATATACGCGCGCAAGATTTGGGGGTACATGGAGTACTTGGGCATTACTTACAAATGATGCAACTTTAACAACAGGATTAAACAATAAACTTACTATTGGAGGTGACGCAAAGGGTACGACTGTTAGTGTGGGTACAACAGATGCTCAAACATTCCAAGTAATAGCAGGGGGCGCAACTAAGGCACAATTTGCATCCGGAACAACAACATTTTTTGGAGCAACTGCAATAATAAATGGAAGTCTTATTTTAACGCCCGGTCAAGTTATTGGAACGCCGCCGGGAACAGGAACACAAATATTAATAGCAGCAAGCGGAAGCCCTACAGTTTATCGATCAGCTACAGTCACAACAGTTGGGCATTCTTTTACAGGAGGGACAACGGATATAGTAAATTTTGGCAATCCAGTAGTTGCAGGCATTAGAGTAGATGGGCGTGCTTATGGTACAAACGGAAGTGTTGCCGCCGATTTTGCTACAGTAGGTCAATTACCAATTATATACACGGCAACCGCAACATTAGACTTTCCAAGTACGTCAGCAAACAACTCAAGTGAATTAACAATAAGCGTTTCAGGAGCCGCAATTGGTAATGTAGTAACTGTTGGTCCTCCTGCAACAGAATTAGCGGGGGTATGCTTTACAGGGAGAGTTACAGCCGCCGGAGTTGTAACGCTAAAATGCAATAATTATAGCGCAAGCGTTAAAGATCCGGCATCGGGTTCATATACCGTAAAAGTGATGCCTTAATTTAAGAAGTCATTAACTATAATATTTAAGGTTAGTCATAATTTTGGCTAACCTTACTTTAATTATAATGTTATGATACAAACCTATCTATGTGTAGAGAGCAAAGCAGCTCTAAAAGCCGAAGTAGACAGAATTAACGACGGCCAACCAATTACTTTATTAGACACTCCCGGTTTAGTGTATGTTTGGAACGCAAGCAGCACGGCGGCGGATGATAATAATTTAGTTCTAAGGCCGGATAATATTCCGTCAGGTGATCCCGGACGTTATTTGTTTGCTTATAAGTGGAATCTAAACGCAACCGTTAAGCTTACCGGTACAACCGATAGCTCCGGAAACTTTACGTTTGCTTATCCGGCGGCTTACCCAACATTACCAAATGTACAGCCTGTAATAATGGGAGGTACAAACACTCAAACCTTTAAATTAACCGCATCTACTGTAAACGGATTTACGGTAAATGTTGTAAATAGGAATGAGGGAGTTCTTGGGGTCTTACCTAGCTACTCAAATGTAGTTGGGGCAACTGTTACGGTTTTGGTTACGGCATAAGTTTTAAATTATGATTATTAAAGCCTCTCATTATTGGGAGGCTTTTTTTATATCTTTGCTTTATAATAATATTAACAAATAAATTTTTTATCATGTGCAAACCGGTTAGATGTGTAGCTAAGATTTCAGAAGCATTAGCAGTAGAATTAGGACTTACCTTTAAAGACAACAATAATCAATTTGTTGTATCTATGCAACTTGCGGAGGAATTGGAATTTGGGGAGTTTACTATTATACCCGCAAACTATCAGGTAAGTGATGCAAAGGGTATATTGCCGATAAATCCAAAGAAACCAATAGTTAGGCCAAGGCCATAATTTATGACTATCCCTAAACACATAGGCAACATATTAATATACTTGAGTACTTTTTTAAAAAGGCACATAGATATTATATGTTGCTTTTATCTTTTTAGCATGTTTTGGCTAGATGTTGAGTATTTTATTTTTTATGATCGATTTTATGGGATTCATGAGGGAGAAATAAAACATTACTTTGACTTTAGCGTTGCCGGTTGGATATTTCTATTTGCTCATTATAAAGAAATGAGATCATTTGGAAAGATAGCAACGATTGGTTTTACCGGAATATTAGCGATTAACTCATATCAGGTGCATGTTAATTTCAACTCAAGGGATTATTTTATAGCGTGGGTTGTTAGTATGTTTATTTTAGTTTTTCTGATATACTGTTATCACATAGCAAAATATTTAAATCAGTATATAAACCCTAAATATTAATATATGAAAAATGTAGTTACATCAAAGCAAGGCCAATGGAACCTAAGAGATTTATCAAGGGGACTTATAAGGGCAATCTTGGGGGCTATCCTGCCAATTATCTATGAAGCGATGAACACAGTTATTGCGGGAGGTGATTTTGAGATTAATTGGAATGCAGTTTTGGCAATGGCAGGAGTCGCGGCAATCACTTATCTTGGGCCAAACCTTACCGATTCATCAAAGGTTATCATTACAACCTCAAGTAAAGAGGAGGCCGATCAAATTAAAAAAGAGATTATTAGGAAAGGCATTTAGATTAAATGCAAATTAATTCGTCAAAATACCCATATTCAAAAGATATGGGTATTTTTTTTGCCAATATTGAGTTAAAAGTATTTTAATAGCTAATTTTGAGACAACTAAAACCGACTACAATGCATAAAGAGATATTGCCTTTACTTAGGCAGCTAATTAAATTGCCTCCAATCCAAAAAGTAATTGTACTATGTTTGATTATAGCATTTAGTGTACCTTTGTTTTTAGGTTATTATTACGCCGACGTTATGGATGATAACAAAGCGTTAAAAATAGAGTTAAAAGAGGAAAGGGTTAAAAATGAGCGTATTAATAATGAGTACATTAGCACGTTGGCAAAATGTGAGGAGGAAAAAAGAGAAATACAAGATTATCATGTAAACAAGTTTAACGAATACAGGGATAAAATAGAGGCTTATAACGCAGAAAAAAGTCAGCAATTAGAAAAAGATTATAAGGACGCTATTAGAACTATAACTCAAACACGTAAGGTTATTGACCGGACGGCAAAGAATTTGGATAAAAACAATAAACAATGAAACAAATTTGCATCATATTATTTTTAATTTTCACTTCAACAAATCCGGGACAATCAACATTGCCCGACACGGTAAATGTAAAAAAGGAATCCGTTGTTGTTGATAGCACAATTTATAATATACCTATCCGAACTGATTTGGATAAGCATATTGAGAAAGTAGATAAATTAAAAATTGAAGCAAAGCAACTCCTTAATAAAAGTCTACAACTTGAGGATAAAGTTAAAGAAGTACAAATGCAAAAAGATGTAAAAGAGGCATTTGAAACCCTAAACAAAAATATAAACCACTAAATCAATATCTTTGAGCTATAATTCTAAACTTATTTTATTATGGCTAACATTAAAAATTTATCACCAATCATTGCTAAATGGGAGGGCGGTTTTGTAAACGATCCAACCGACAAAGGCGGAGCAACCAACATGGGTGTAACAATTGGAACTTGGAAACAAGTTGGATATGACAAAGACGGGGATGGAGATATTGACGTTGCAGATATTAAACTCTTAAATTATAACGACTTTTCAGCAGTATTAAAACAATATTGGAATAGGTGGCAAGCTGACAAGATAAACAATCAAAGTATTGCAAATATATTGGTTGATTGGGTTTGGGGTTCCGGGGTTTGGGGTATAAAGATACCTCAAAGAATATTGGGGGTTGTTGATGATGGAGAGGTTGGAGAAAAAACTATTTGTGCTTTAAATGCCCAAGACCAAAAAAAGTTTTTCAATGAGATATTTTTAGCCCGCGTTAAATTCCTAAATGACAATGTAAAAAACTCTATTGCCAAATATGAGGAGAAAATTGGCAGAAAAGCAAGCGAGGCCGAATTACTAAAGTACACTAACAAAAGATTCATCAAAGGATGGATAAATAGATTGAATGACTTTAAGTTTTCGGAATAGATAATATTTATATATTTGTATAATTACTTTTGTGGAATTACTTTATTTCATTGCTGCCTAAAACCGCCGATCATCCCCCGGCGGTTTTTTTATATACATTTGTTTAATCAATTTAAAATTAAACTAAAATGTTAGAATCATTAAAACCATACTCCGGTATCTTAAAAGTAATAGGCTATATAGCAATAGCCTTGTTTATACTATTTGGTATATTTTACATTCAGGACCTAAAACACGAAAAGGAAATAGCTTTGATTAATAAGCAAATGGAAAGAGTCGAGGAGACCGCTAAATTTAAGCAACAGATAGAAGATTTGGACGGAATCAATAACTATCTACAACGAGACAATAAAACCCTCTTAGATCAGCTTAAAAAAGACAATATAAAAACTAACAGGATTGAAAGTATTATTTCTCAAGTTCTAAAATATAGAGATACAGTTTCGAGGAAAACAGATTTTACACCATTGCTGTCTTATATAAAACAAAATAAAGTGTACTCTATGCCTTTTGTAGATAGTACCAAATGTTTGAAAATAAAAGGCTTCATAGAATACAAAAACGATTCGTTAAAACTGAATATTACCTCAAGAGATATAAGTAACAAAAATGATATTGTTGCGTATTGGGAGCGCAAAGAATGGAGGTTTTTATTTTTCAAAACTAGATTCTTGGGAAAGAAAGAATTTACAGCCAAAAATTATAATGAATGCGGAGAGGCTAAAGTTGTGAGAATAGAACGAAAAAAATAGAATATTTGATTTAAGAGGTTTTCCTTAAAAAGCCATATATAGATATACTTTTAATTGATATAATCAAACACCGACTTTTAAAACAATAAAATATAATTATAAGACACTCATTAAAGTAATATTTGGATAGTAAAATATAAATGATATATATTTGCAATGTTATTCCACGATAACAAGCAAAAAGCAAAATATGTTTTTAAACCGGTCTACTCAAAGGCCGGTTTTTTTATTTATTAAAATAATATAAAAATATTGTTTCAAGTAATAAATAATTATTACATTTGTCAAAACATAAAACCTTAAGTCGTGGAAAACTCAAGTAAATCTTATCCTATAATCATAGAAATATCTAAGAACAAAAAACCGTTCAAAGTAGATATTAAAGACCCTAATTTTTATAATCCTATTAGCTGCTTAAATAAACAATATGAGGAGCCGGTTAAAAAGGTTTATAAAAAAATTGATTATTCCCCTTTTGAAATTATAAGCCCGAATTAATATAAACTTTAATAATAATTACATGCCACAAGAGAAAATTTTAATCAAACCGGAAGATGTTAGTATTGATGTAAAACTAGCAATTGAAGAGTATCGAAAAAAACACCCGGAACTAAAGGATAAGACGCAAAAAGCCCTTGCCTTAGAAATCAAAACGACTATGGACACTTTCGTAAAATGGAAAAAGAACCCGCCGAAAGTGATTGCAGACCTTTTAAATATCGCTGCAATTTGCGAATGTGAAATAACAGACTTTGTTAAAAAAAAGAATTAAAAAATTAAAGTATGCCGATAGTAGACATAAGGCCGGTTAAAAGCGGTCAATCAAAAGCAGTAATAGGAATAGCCGGACCATCCGGAAGCGGCAAGACTTACACCGCGTTATTAGTAGCAAGAGGAATGGTAAACAAACCGGAGGAGATCGGTTTTTTAGATTCTGAAAATAAAAGAGGCTCTTTATATGCAGGAGTATTGGACGGGCCTTTTTTAATAGGTGATCTTTACCCTCCGTTTTCCCCGGCAAGATATGCGGAAGCTATAAAAGAGTTCCAAGAGGCGGGTGTAAAGGTTTTGGTTATTGATAGTGTTACCCACGAGTGGGAGGGAGACGGCGGTTGTGATGATATAGCAAATGCACCAAAGGCCGATGGATCTCCGCGAAAAGTAGCCAATTGGATTGAAGCCAAAAGGGAGCATAAGAAGTTTATGAATGTTCTTTTACAATCTGACATGGATATTATTTGCTGTATCAGGGCAAGGGAAAAAACCGACTTTAAAAATCCGGCTCAACCTGTCTCTTTAGGAATACAGCCAATATGCGAGAAAAATTTCATGTTTGAAATGACGGCATCAATCATGATGTATAACGAGGGCAAAAACCAATTTTTCTCAAAGGTTCCATCATTTTTAAAAGAAGCTTTTGGGAAAGGTGACAATTATTTGACTATGGAAACCGGTAAAAAAATACGTGCATGGTTGGATAAGGGAGAAAAGGGGAGTCCTGAAATAGAGAGAATCAAATCAGAGGCTTTGCTTATTTGTGAAAAAGGAGTTGTTGCACTTGAGGAGTATTGGAAAACGCTAACAGACGAACAAAAGAAAGAAACGGCTAAACATTTCAATATTTGTAAAGAGAGTGCTAAATCTTACGATGAGCAAAATGAAGCTGCCAAATATGAAGAGGGCAACGGGCCAATTGATCAGGAGCAACAAAGGATTTATAATTTCATCATTGAATGTAAAGACATTAACGCTCTATTACAGTTCGACAATATTGAACTAAACGACGTGAACAAAGATTTATTAAAGAAAACAAAAGTAAAATTATTAAAAGATGCAGCAGCCAATTAAATTCAAATGCAGAGCCTCTAAAGTTGGGGCTATAATGACAGAGCCTAAAGAAAAAAGCAATCTTGATAAATACATAGAAGCCAAAGAGAGGCTTAAGGGTCTTGAGGTTCGATTAGCGGCGTTTAAAGACCAACAATGTAAATCCGCATTAAAAATAAAAAACGAGACAATACCGGGCTTAAAAATAACAATTCACAACTTGGAAAATGTTAAGCATATAAAACAGCTTTCCGAAACCTGTAAAACTTACTTGCGTGAATGGATAATTGAGAGAAAGTACGGGAGGAAAAAAGAATTTACAAGTAAGCCAATAGAAAAAGGCAATGCAACAGAGCAAGACGGATTTCAATTAATTCAAGATGTTTTGTTTCCAAATGTATTTTTACCTAAGAGCCGTAATTTTTATGAAGATGATTACAAAACAGGAAATCCCGATGTTGAAATACTTGGTTTTGTAATAGACAACAAAAGCAGTTACAACATTTTTACATTTCCATTTGGTGAAACTGAACTAACAAACAAAGACAATATTTATCAAATTCATACGTACATGGATCTGATAAAGGTTGAAAAAGGAAAAGTTTGTTATACGTTAAATGATACCCCTTTTTCTATAGTAGATAAAGAGCTTAAGGATTGGGCTTGGAAAAATGACGTTCCCTATGATCAGATTCCGGAGGATAAGGCCTATGAAATAATTAAGAACCACATATATACTAAAGAGGGACTTAAGATGTACAACTTTGTCCTTGGTACTTTAGATACATCCGATTTCGTTGAAATACCGGCGGAAAAGAGACTTATAAGCTTTGACTTTGAAAAGGATGAGGAGCTTATACAGGCAATAAACCAACGTTGTATTGATTGTGATGCTTGGGTTAAAGAAAATTGGGATAAATTTTAATTATGAATGTTAGGAACAATTTAAGGCGGGATTTTACTCAAACACCAAACGAGTTAATAAATAACGATTCTATATCGAGACATGCCCGGTTTTTATTTGTTTGGTTATGTAGTAAGCCCGATAATTGGGAGTTTTACAGTCAGGGAGTAAATAAGGCTTTAGGCTGCAAAGATGATGCTAGGCGTAAATACATGAAAGAGCTTTATGACACAGGTTGGATTGATGTTTGCCAAAAAAGGAATCCGGACGGGAGTTGGGCGGCAAATGACATAATATTAAATTCAAGTCCTGTTTTACCCGTATCGGAAAAAATCGGCGACGGTAAAAAACCCGAACCGGTAAAAAATGGGGACGGAAAAAACCCCACACATAGTAATACTATAGATAATAATAATACTTTAAAAAAAGAAATTAATAATACTAAAGAATCTTTGTCCCTTTTTCAAAGCGACGCCGTTACTCCGGAGGATGATTTTAAATCTATTTCTTTTGATTTGCCAAGTTTACCGGAGGAAATATTACAATACCTAAATGAAAAAAAAGGAGGTAAAAAAGGTTTTGAAATTAAATCGGCATCTAATCAAATAGATATAAAGGCGCGTATAAAAGAAAAAAAATACACGCTTGAGGATTTTAAGAAAGTTATTGATTTTAAAGTAAGCGAGTGGAAAAACGACCCTAAAACGAGACAATGGTTGAGGCCCGAAACGTTATTTGGTAAAAAGTTTAATGGTTATCTAATAAATGCAGAGGATAGCAAAGACAATTTAACCGCCGCCGGTGGTTCTCAAAACTTTGTTGATTCTGTATCATCAAGCGAAGATTTATTATGACACAAGAAAATAAAAAATTAAAGCCCTCCGAAATAGCCTTTGATAGATTCAAAGAGGAGGCCGAATTGTTTTTTGTGAAAAAATTCATAACGAGCAACTCCATACAAAGCAAGTATAGTTTTTGTTTGGATGTTTTCTTTGAGTTAGATAATAACCCTGAAATTGAATACGGGAGAGGTATAATCATGTATAGCCCTCATTACGGCCAAGGCAAATCATTTTTTTTCGATGTTATTGAACACCGTTGCAGACGTATAGAAAACCGAAACATTTTTAAAAGAACAACCGCAAAAGATTTGGTTACTTACTGCATTGAAAACGGGGAGGATGCTTTAAAAGACTTCATTAAGGTTAAAAACCTGTACATTGATGATATTGGTGATGAGGGTGATAATAAAAACTTTCAAATCAAGAAAAGTAAAAACATGATTAATGTTTTGAGGTTTGTTCTTTTGTATCGTTATGAAATGTGGGTTAAACATGGTTGGAAAACTTACGGAACCACAAATTTAAATATTGATGAGTTAGCAAGATGTTACGACGGCCGATTATCTGACAGGATAAAACAAATGGTTCATTGGGTTGATGTTGAATTTCTAAAAAATGGCAAATCATTTAGACAGTACGAGGGCACAAGAAAACTAACCCAAAATGAAATTGCCCTTAACTACAAAAAGATAGCTCCCAAGGAAAAAGAACCGGAAGCCCCCGACACGACAAAATATCTTAATGATTTAATTAATGAAAGTCATGAATACATTAACCGTATGGGATGGGTTGATTGGAAATTAGTGAAAACATTATTGATTGACAGGAAATTATTAGACTATACCGACTTTATGTTTACAGATAATCAGCTAGAACACGCCGAATTTGTTTTAAAACATGACATTGTAGATACTGTAAAATTCCTGCTTAGAGATACAGACAGAGAGGTGAGGCTTGCGGAAAGGCAAAGGAGGCTTGCCGATGTTGGAGATAAAGAGATTACCGACATGGCAGCTACTATAGTTGCAAAGCAAAAGTTTATTGAATTAAGGGATAACGAACACAAATTTTAAAATGGATTTAATTTTAGATCAACCAATTCAGGTGAGCAAAAAACAATACGATCAGGTTAAAAATACACATGATGGTTATGTTTTCTTTAGGCAAGATCAGCAAACGGGAAATTATTATATCAAAGTGGCCTTTAAGTCACATTTAAAAGCCGTTGCATTAACATTAGAAAAATACAAATAATGGAAAGGACAATAATAGGCATAGACCCCGGAAAAGGCGGCGGAATAGCCATAATTAAAAAAGGTCGTGCCTATGCTGTCTCTATGCCGGCAACATTACCACAACTTAACGAATACCTGAAAGATATAAGAAACAATAACGATGAGATCATTGCATTCGTTGAAAAGGTTCAGATATTCGATAGTGACGATAAAGAGGACGGTAAAAAGTACGGTATTAAAAAAATGCTAGATCAATTTGCAGAGTTAAAAAGCTGTTTGGTTTTTCATAATATACCATTTGTTGAAGTGGCTCCAATTACTTGGCAATCGGAACTTTGTTTAACTTCAAAGGGAGATACAAAAGCAGTACGTAAAAATAAATACAAGTTATTTGCGGGTAGGACTTTCCCGGATGCCAAGGTTAATCTAAATACATCCGATGCTCTTTGCATTTCTTATTTTGGAATTCAAAGATTGAAATTAAATCCCGGTTGGGTTAATGAAAGGATTGTAAAAAAGAAAACAGATTTATTTAAATAATAATATTTTATTGATAGTAATAATATTTTATTATATTTGCTACAGTAAAAACATAAACATTTATATCGTGGAAAATATAAAATCAATGTTATTGCAAAATCTGCAAGACATAAATCAACTAGCTGACCCTCACAAATCAGATGAACATATTGCCCTTACATCAACTTATTTTGATGAATCAACTCAAGATAACTATGAGCTAATAGTTGAGTTAATAGCTTATAAAAGCGAAAGAGAAGAGCCGGGAACTTATCACAGCGATAGAGGCGACGTTGAGGGGCATGGCTTTTATAATGTAATTACTTCAATAGAGATTCAACAAATTTATATATTCATGAATTTTGAGGATGAACCACAATTCAAAATAACCAACCAAGAAGCTGTTGAGGCTATAAAATTTTAATAATGGAAATAGAAGATTTAAAAACCCGCCAAGAGTTCAACGCCTATTATAGGGCTAATCACATGGACTTATTCGATTTTAATGAAATTGATTTTTATGGCAAACCTGACATTGAACAAAACGCATATTATTTGGCTTTTCTTGAGTCAAAAGGGATAATTGTTTATCCGGGTATTAAGAAAAAAATTGAAAATAAATTCTTTGCGGTCGTGTATTTTAATGAAACGCTTAAGATTTCAACATTAGGTTCAAATTTTCCTAAAGCAAGTGATGCGGTTGCGTATGGTATTAAATATGCATTTAAAATATTAATCAAAAAACAATAACTTATGAGGGCAATTGATTTCCCCGGAGCAAACATTACATTAACAAAGCCTAGCACTATGACAGATGAGGAGTGCACACCGTTAAGGGCGCAAACAGGCGTTAACCAAAGCGGTTTTCCTTACTTCATTACAGCATGGATGCCAAATGTTGATGATTTGAAAGCCATAAACGAGGGCAAGCCTATTTATTTGAACATGCTAGGTTTACAGTTCCAACCTAGCAGTTTATTTACTTTAAACGAAAATGGAGAAGCAAATGAGTAAGGCAAGAACATTTTCAAGAACTTTCCCGGTTGGGCATGATTCAGCAGGAAATAAAACGCTTTTCGTTGAAAAGATATTAAATACCTTAGACATAAATTATAGTTCAATAAGTTATAAAAATTGGCTAATAAACAACAATCCCAATATTGACGAAAAAACAATAAATGATTTTTTTGATAACCTTGAGCAAACCGATAAAACAAAGTCACATACTGTTAGAAAAGGTCAAAGTATTAAAAAAGGTGAATTAGTCAGTTTTAGGGTTTGGAGTGAAAAACCTTATAGATCAAAGCAAATTAAATTTGCTCCGGATATTAAGGTAAATATCTTTCCTGTAAAGTTTGATGATTTAGGATTTGTTTATTTAAATGACTCTCCGGATTATTTAAAACATGATAAGCAATCTATTCTTGCCAAAAACGACGGATTAACAAACATTGAGTTTATGAATTGGTTCTTTTTGAGGCAAAAACCATTTAAAGGTTTTGAGGGGCAAGTTATTTGTTGGGATTCTAAAATTGAATATTAATTTAAAATTACATACAATGAGCGAAAAAAAGGAGGGCGAAAAAATACGTTTCGTCAATTATGAAAACTTTTTATTGAAAAAGTTAACCTATAATGAAAAGCAACAATTGCTTGTTATAGATTGGGAAGAGAAAACAGGGACCAAGGACGGGCACCAAGATAAACCAAAAGACGTGCCTCATCCGGATTTGTTAGCAGCTTTGGACGCTTTAAAGCCTCACTTATCAAGAACTTTAGGTTTACAACAGGGTTGGGACTTTGCTAGGGAAAATGTAAAAGAGAATGGCGACGCCCTTAAGCAAGCAATGGCAGGAGCCAAGTCCGCCGATAATTCAGTTAAGGTTATCGGTATTGTTATGATGGGAGAGGGAGAGACAGAGGGCGTTAAAATAAATGGTTTTATGCAATGCTTAAACGGCCAAATGAAAGTTAATTGCCCGGTTATTCGTTTTGGTTCCGATGCAATGGCTATTGAAAAAACTGTTGAGGGACTTATTGAAAAGGTAAAGATTGAGGCGTATGGCTTTTTACACCAAAACAAACGCAAGCAATATAGTATTGAAGAGCAAGAGGAAATTGACCGTAAGAAACTAAAGAAACGCGGCATTTCTAAAAACCAAATGAGCATTCTTGATGGAGAGCAACAGGATGCAGCTAAAGAAATTGAAGCTACAGCCGAGGCGGATCTTAATTAATAACAAGGGGCTTTTATGCCCCTTTTTAAATTAGAATTATGAAATCATTTTTTCATTTTATATGGGTGCTTATTGTGATTATAGGCGCAGCATTTCTAACCTGTATTTTGTATTGCTTGAGGTTATTGGCTAGGATAGTTTATTTTTGGAAAAGAGCACCTTGGATAGTTGGTAAATCAAAACTTTAAAAAGTGAAACAAAAAACCCATAAAAATTGCGCAAACCCGAATTGCAACAAAGAGTTTAAATTGTATAATTCAACACAAAAATATTGCTCATATTCTTGCCAATTAGAGGTTGAGGGAAGAAAAGAAAAAAAAGTACAAAAGAAAATAAATCCTATTTCTGAAAAGAGAAAAGCGGAAAAACCTATTTACGATTTAAAAAGAGACGCTTTTTTATCTTTGGAGAAAAATAAATTTTGTAAGGTTCACGGAAAAAATTGTACAAAAATTGCAACAACTGTTGAGCATAGAATGGGAAGACGTGGTTTTGCGGATGATTGGGCAAGAGATAACAAAATTAGCCTTTATATTGATGAAAGGTTTTGGTTGGCATCATGCAACCCTTGTAACTTAGAGTTAGAAAACAATCCCGAATTATCATATCAATTTCAATTATCAAAAATACATGGCGGCAAGAAATTCAAATAACAACGCACCCAATACACCCCCGGAGACAATTGTTGATGTAGTATCAACAAAAGGGGATAAAGTCATTGTTAACTCCATGACTCACGGCCAAGCAATTTTATTGAAGTCAAAAAACGGTTGGGTAAATAAAATATATCAACCCGGTTATCATGGGTATAAAACTAATATAGAAACTAAAAAAACATAGTAGTATGGATTTATTCGGTAGGATTAAAGTAATAGGCGAAACCACGACTTATGGCGAAAGTGGTTTTAGAAAAAGGGAAATAGTTATAACAACTGACGAGCAATACCCCCAAACGATACTAATTGAGTTTACTCAAGACAAATGTGATTTGTTGAATAGCTTTACAATTGGTCAACCCGTTAAAGTAGCTTTTAACGTAAGGGGGAGAGAATGGGTTAACCCTCAAGGAGAGACAAAGTATTTTAACCAAATACAAGGTTGGAGGATTGAACTACTGGCAGCAGCAGGGGCACCCGTTCAGCAAGGTTATCAAGGACCGGGAAGCGCGGCGGATGCTTACCATAATAACCAAACAAATACTAACCCTCAAGCCGGGTCAAATAACTCGGAGGAAGAGCACGACGATCTCCCATTTTAGCAAAGCCCCAATTGAGGGGCTTTTTTTATTTAAAATAAATAATAAAATATATTTGTTTTAAATAATAATATTTTATTATATTTGACGTGTGGAATAATAACAAAAACATTGTATCGTGGAAAATACAAAAACAATCTCAACACGTTCAGGTGCGTTAAAATCTGATGATCAATTAAGGGCTTATATAAACAAAAACTTTATTATTCGTTGGCGAATGAAAGGAGATAAAAAAAGTAATCTTATTTCCGCCGGTAAATTTGTAAAGTTATTGCAGGACAAAACAAGCATGGTCACAATTACCCCGGAGGAAACAAAACAAAAATACTTTGATAAAGTGATTAACGGTCGAAAGTATCGTTATGACTTTTTGATAATGGGTATTTTACAAGTTCAATTTATATCTAAATAAAAAAAAGCTAAATCACTACTAAAATATAATAATAAGCTAAAAATTAAAGCTATGTATAAAGGTAAAGAATGTTGCCAAGGGTGTGGCAAAGACGGCACACAAAAACCAAGATACTCAAAAGATAAACTTTGTGAAGATTGCAAAAAAATAATGGAATTAGGTAAAGCGGTTACATCCGAGAGTCTTGTTGAATATGTAAGAGTTAGAGACTGGTATAATGGGCTTTCATCTTGGGGATTTGATGATAATACCTTAAATAAATTTGCAACAGCAGTATTAGAGCGTATAAACAACCCAAACGCACCAACTAAAGGAGAGTTAACATTGAGGGCTAACACGGGTCATAGTACTGTATTTTATACGGTGCCAAAAGCATTTGCAGAGCCTTTTATTGAATTTGTAAAAATTTTAAACGAAGTTGTTAGAGATATAAAAAAACAAAAAGAGGATATTTCAATACAAGCCAAAAACGCAGTTAGGAATGAGAAAAATGAAATATTCAACTTAGGAGTTGAAGCCGGGAGAGATTTATTAATGCAGCTTAACCGGGGTGATATAACTATAGATCATTTTAATAAAACGGTAATCAAATATTAATCATGATTCAATATACTAAAGAAAACCCCGGAGGGCCTTACTCAATGCTTAAATATCTTTCAGAGATTAGCGGCATAAGTTTGAGAAAAGAATTAGAGTTTGACTCTATGGATAAGCTAAGGCGAAAAAACGGCTCAAAAACCAAATCTAAAAGCTACCTCATTTATAATGCTTACGATATAAAAGTTGTTATAAATGGTGAAATAATTCCTTACATGATACCCGGCCCGTCTTTTGGTGATTGGCGTTTTGATAATGTTTACAAGGACACCCCGGAGAAGTTTATTGTTACGGTTGATAGGTCTTATGAGGAATTCGGAATTGAAATAAAACCCGCCGGAACTTATAACGATAGCTTAGGCGGCGGTTGGAGTAGCAAAATAGATTTGTATAATATAAACGGCAATTACTTTGCCCCTGACATGGAGGTTTAGAAATGGGTAAAAATTTCAACACAAACACAGACAATAATGATGTGTGGTTAACGCCTCCATCATTGATAAAAAGCTTAGGTAATTTTGATCTTGACCCATGCAGCCCAATAAATAGACCTTGGGACACGGCAAAAAATCACATGACTATTGACGACGACGGTTTATTACTGCCTTGGTTTGGCCGTGTATGGCTTAATCCTCCTTACGGCAATCAGCTTGGCAAATGGCTTGAGAAAATGGCATTGCATCAAAACGGAACCGCTTTAATATTTGCACGAACCGAAACAACGGCAATGCAATACTATGTTTTCCCTCATGCCGAAAGCATTCTATTTATAAAAGGCCGAATTAATTTTCATTATCAAGACGGCCGTGTTGGGGATCGGGCAAACGCCCCAAGTATATTGATTGGCTATAATGAGTATAATTCGGACATGATCGAGCAAAGCGGAATACAAGGGCATCACATAAGCCTTAGACCAAAAATATTTATAGCGGGCATTTCTTTAGATCAAAACAAAACTTGGCGCGTTATAGTAGGAGAAGTTTTGGAGGAGTTAAACCGGGAGGCAACATTAACCGATATATACGAAACCGTTATAAAGTTAGCTCCGGAAAAAGTACGTAAGAATCAAAACTACAAGGCTAAAATAAGACAGGTTTGCCAACAACATTTTGATAGAATTTCAAAAGCCACTTATAAACTAAATTAACCATCATGATAAACAAAGACCAAGTACAGGCAACACCAACATTTAAATCGTTGGATGCTTTACAGCAAAAGTTAATTCTTAATAAAGAGACTTTTGAGAAAATCCAAAACGGCGTTAATGTGGCTAAACACAAAGGGATTGAGCTTTACATTAAAGATCACAACCCCGCGCCAAGAGTATTGAGTATTGTAACCGAATTATTAAAATCATAAAATGAAATTATCCAAATACGAGGCGTTTTTAGAAAACGCTAAAAGAGATCAAAAATCTTTTAACTCTCATGTTGAAAAAATGAAAGGAAGCGGATCTTTTGAATTTAAAGAATTGGCAGAGAAATTATTTGAGTTGCAAAATAAGCTAAATAATGCTTTGATTGTTTATTTGTTTTCTAATGATAAAAACGATAGACTTATTGAGCATATAGTAAATAAATATTTGGAAAAACATAGAAATATATTGCTTTTCCTTTTTGCTTTGGATAATGAAATGAGGTTTTTCATTTTGCATGAGCTAAAGACAAATCAAAACTTATTTTCAAACTGTTAAAATAAATTCAAATGAAGTACATTAAAATTAAAAATGATGGTATAATAGAGCCGGAGGCTTTACATCTAATGGGAGCATCTACAAAAGTGGGTGATAGTTCTAAAATAGGCCAATTTGGTTCCGGCACGAAATACGCTTTGGCTTATCTTTTACGTAATAATTATGAAACCTTTATTTACGCAGGGTTAAACCCTATATCGGTTAATACACAACCTAAGAATTGGAAAGATAAAACATTTAACGTTATTTACATTGATGGCAAAGAAACGTCAATAACTACCGACATGGGTAAGGATTGGAGAATGTGGCAAGCTTTGAGAGAGATATATTGTAACGCAATAGATGAGGGCGGTGTTATAATGGAATTTGTGGCAGAAATGGCACCAAAAGAAAATGAAACTCATTTTTATATAGAAAACAAAGATGATGCGTTGAGCTTTACACAAAACTTCAATGATTATTTTTCTCAAAACAAAGAGGTTTTGTTTGAATGTGAGTTTGGCAGAATTCTAAAGAAAACAGGTGAAAAAGCGAACATATACAGAAAAGGAATAAAGTGTTTTGAAACAAACAAAACTAGTGTATTTGATTATGATTTCAATGATATACTCATAGACGAAAATAGGCTCGTAAGATATTTTTGGACCGTTGAGGAAAAGATTTGGCAATTAATATATCAATGTGATAATAAAGATGTAATAATTGAAGCCTTAAGAGGTGCTAAAAATGAAAATTCTATTGAGGGCACTATATCTGAATATGCAAGCATTCAAAATAAAATATCTAATCAATTTAAAGAGGTGATTGATGAAAATGAATTAATGCCAAAGAGTTTTGATATTGATGATAATTCGGATGATAAAAGTATATACATGCCAACGCTTTTATTTAAAAACATTTATTCAGCAGCAGGAAAAGAAAGTTTCGCTAATGATTATACAATAAATGAAGATGGGACACTTTACAAATTAATTCCATCTAAAAACGAATACGATCTCAAAATAAATGAATGTTTGGAGTTTTTTGATAAACACAACTATTCTATTGACTTCCCTATTGAGATAGCTAAATTCGACAAATCGGGTGTTTTGGGTTGCGCTCATGAGGGATGTATTTTATTAAGCGAAAAGGCTTTTGATCAAAACATAAATGATTTATGTAATACTATAATTGAGGAGCAGATTCATTTAAAGACAGGAGCAAAAGATAAAACAAGGGAATTCCAAACCGCAATAATTGATGAATTGCTTAATTATATGGTAACGCAAAGAGAAATATCTTAATAATGAAAAACACGCTAAAAGATTGGCCGGATATACGGGATGGTACACGCGGACTTAGATCAATAGATGTTTTGATTTACATTAAAAAAATTGATCAACATTTTATTGGTTGGTTTGACTTTTCAGAAATGAAATGGAAAACAGATAGCGGAGAGATTTTATATAAAGGTTTCCGTTGGCGAAAACTAGATTTAAAAACAGATAAATATTAAAAAATGCAAATAAGTAAACCTATCGTTTTTTTCGACTTGGAGACTACGGGCAAAAACCCGGAGATTGATAGGATTGTTGAGATAGCAGTTATTAAAATAAACCTAGACGGGCAAAAAGAGGAAAAAAGGTATCTTTTAAATCCAAACATAGAAATACCTCCGGAGGCAACTTTGATACATGGCATAACTAATGAAATGGTTGCAGACCGGCCAACGTTTAAACAAATATCAAAAGCCTTGTTTTCCTATCTTTCAGATTGTGACCTTGCCGGATATAATTCTGATCGTTTTGATATTCCTTTATTATCTACTGAATTTCAAAGAGTAGGTTTAATATATCCCAATCCCGGCACAAATCAAGTTGATGCATATAAACTATATACGTATCATTACCCCAATACATTGGAGGCTGTATATGAGAGAATATTTGGAGATAAATTGGACGGAGCACATGGGGCACATGCCGACACAAATGCAACCGTAAAGATTTTATTTCATTTGTTAGATAAATTCTATAGCGATGATGTAACACCTCAACAGCTTGATGATTTATTGCAGGGAGATAAAAAACGTGTAGACAATTCTCAAAAATTGTATCGTAATAGTGCCGGGGAGGTGTGTTGGGCATTTGGACCAAATAAAGATTCGCCGGTATTGAGTAACTTAGGTTTTTTAAATTGGGTATTGAGTAAAGATTTCCCGGAGGAAACTAAAGGGATATTAAGGCAGCTAATAATAAATTCCTAAAATGAAAGTCGTTTACAAATCTGAAAGCCCAACGCCAAATAATAAAATTCATTATTATAAATGTGATCATTGTTCTAAGGAATTCGGATATGACGAAAATAATTGCGCTAATCAAATGGTTATGCCGCCGATTAAGGAAATATTAAAAAACCCATACACAGCACACGAGAGTTATAAATATTGGTGCAAGGATTGTGTGATAGAATTAAAAATAAACCCGACTTAAATAGTTGGGTTTTTTATTTTAAAAATATTTTAAAAAATAATAATATATTATTTGGTATAATAATAAAATATAATTACTTTTGATGAGTGGAATAACAAAATACAAAACATGATACCTGAAAAATTTACTGTAACAAAGGAGTATAAACATGAAAGTTATTGTTTGATACTTGATTGCATTGTTGTCATTAAAAAACATCTTCATAAATCACCGATCATAGTAGATAGAAAGCTTGATAAGTTTTATAGAAGATTTGACATGCAAAGATTCACACTCGATATAGGTGATGATTCTAATTTTTATTTAGAAGTAAATATAAAAGAGCAAAAGTTAACAATCTGTATTAAGATAGCTTTAAGGGGTATATCTCAACGTATTGCTTGCGTCATAGAATTGCCGGTAACTCAAATGATTCATTATATAGGAGACGCTAATGAGATAGTTTTTGAGGAAATAGAAAGAGCTGAAAAAAACCTAAATAATCTCTTGGTATGCGATACAGAATAAAAAAAAGGTTCCGCTTATTTGTATTGCGTAATCGTGAAAAGATAGTTGTTGGAGGCATGTTGCTCGGTGTAGTAATAGCCTATTGTCTAATCAAACATTTTGTATCATGAAATAGTTTTATCATTATCGTCTTACCGGTTCAAAGGCCGGAGCTACAACCAAAACAAATATTAATTTAATAAAGGCTTTATTTACCTTGGTGTTATACTAAAGTAGCTTTTTGATGAGGGGCGGGATGCCCTTAAAAACCTAAGACAAATCAAACTTAAATATTATGGATAAATACACCCTAAATGATGTTAAACTAGACATCGAAATTGTAAAGAGGTCGATTGCTGACCCTGATAAGGCTCATTGTATAGAGGATCAAATAATGTACAGGTTTATAGAGTGTTTATCTATTGGCATGTATGAAATTGATGAGGCTATAGAGATTGCAGCCTTAATTAAAGAATGCAACGAGTTACAATTCCCAAGGTACACATCTTAAAAAACATTTTTATCGTGGAAAATAAAAATCACAAAAGACCAATGAAAGTATTATATCAAATACTTTTAGAAACGGCTAAAGAAAAAGGATTTGGAGAGAATGGAATTTGTCAACTCATAGGTAGGCTTCTCATAAAAAAACATTTTAATACCTATGAAGCTAATGCATTAATTTGTGATATTGACAATAACAAACCTGAAAGCTATAATCCTCATAATGGTTATTTTTTCCCGGTTGGTAAAAATTACGAATTGAAAAGAATCAAATTAATAGAACAACGTTTAAACTTTTACAGCAATGAGCCAACCGCATTCACCTGAAAAAATGGAGCAAGTATTAATTGACTTGGGGTTAGATGTAATATCGGCCGATAAAACAGTAATTGTATTTTGGTATAAAGGAAATAAAATACAATATTTCATTAAATCACAATGGGCCTCCGGGAGAGGAATTGAGGACGGCCGGGGTTGGGATAGATTAATAAAACAGCTTCAAAGATGATAAATCTCATATCTAAAGTAATCGAAAAGCTATTTGGATCATTCGTATTTTGTTTTGTATTGGCCGGACTTTTAATAATAATCCAATCAATAATACTTTTTATCAATGGAGATCAATAATAAACCCAAATACAGGTTTGGAGACCTTACGGCAATTTTAATTCATTCTAAGGGCTTAAATGAGCGAATTAACCAAAGTGTAATAAATTATAACCTTAAAAAACAAAAAGATGCAAAAATCACAAGTTGTACAGTTATTTAATGATGAGCCGGCTATCATAGGCACCCAAGCTGTTGAATATGACGCAAACGAAAATTGGTTAACCGTTACACACAACGGAGAAACATTTAACTTGAGTATGAGCAATTGGCAACAATTAGTTGGGCTAGTTAATCAATGCATAAACGAAAGCGGCCAAGACGATCAGCAAGACCCCGGAGACGAACATAATCCAAAACTAAAAGATGCCAAACTTTAAACAAAAATTGTTAGTTCCGGAAAGCGGCCGGTTAACAAATATTGACATTGAGGATGCTAAATATTTTTTTAGCGTCTTGCATGAGTTGGGTTACATGAATGTTCAAAAAGAACCCTTTGATAAATTCAGCAGCAGAAAAATAATTGTTTGGGATGGTAATTGTAAAACGGTTTATTCAGCTAATAAGCAGCTAGGCAACTCTAACAGCTATTTAAACACTAAATATCCTTACATAAAATTCAATGATTATTTTGAATTACTGCCTAACAAAAAGAAGTCAGAAAGCGAGTTAATAGAGCCGGTTAAATATTGGCAAGAGTATAATAATTAAAAATCAAATAAATCATGAAAATAAGATATACACAAGAAGGAAAAAAAGTGATTGTAATAGAAAAACTAAACTCATCAGAATGGATAGTTCAGGAAATATTTATCATTGATAACAAGGAAACGCCTAGCGGCGAAAAGTTCACGGTTAAAGTTTTGCATAATGCCCCCGCAATATCTTGGCAAGAGAAAAAACTAAATGAAGCTAAGTTAATGTATGACCGTGATTATAAAGACATAGAAGATCAAAGGGATAAAATGCACAAGAAATGGAGGTATGAGTCAAAGATTTTAAAAGATACCTTGGCAAGTATTATAAAACTAAAATCAGCTTTAAATCCTGACGATTTTGAACGGCTTATTAATGTTGTTTCCGGTAATGTAACTCATGTTGTTAAATATGGTAGTTATGACGGATTTGATATTATTCCTTTTACCGAAGCTATAGAATACCGTGATACATACGATAGCGATATAAAATTACTTACTGTTTACGGAAATACAGAGGGAAAACTAACTTATAGGATTAACCAATATAAAGACGGAAGTGGCTCAAGTAACACATTTGTAGTGCCTTTTACTTCTTATAAAGAGGCTTTGGATTTTGTGAAAAATGAATTAATACCAAGCTATACGGATTTAAATGAGTATAAAATTAATTCAGCAACTAAATATAAAATAAAACTCCCAAAACAAATGTTGGCTGCATATTACGAAAGTAAATTGAAATCGGCCAACTCAACAATTGAAGTTAATAAAAAGAACTTGTTGAACGCCAAGAAAAACCTATCAAGCATTAAACGCGATATTAAAAAATACAGTTGATCATGGAAAACTTAAAACAATCACTTTTAGAACAAATGGCAGATTGGTTAGATTCAGGTAATACGCAATTAGAAATGAATCTATCAGGAATGCAAGATCATGAGGATTTACATTTAAAAATGGCGGATGCAGCGTTTGAAGTGTTTTTGCAGGAAACTACAAAAGGCAAAGTCTAAAACCATCGAATTCGAGGGAATTAAAAATAAAAAAAAATGGAAAAACTAACATTAGAAAACTTTTTGCTATATATACCTTATGGCTTAGGAATAGGGAATAAAACGCTAAAAGGAGATTTAGCATCTGTC